GTTTTACGATCTGTTTCTTTTAGTTTTTTTGGTATGACGGACTATACGCTCGTCACCTACAGCACGATAAAAGAACCCAGTTCTATTATTTTGCTGTAGTCGTTGACTATCACTAAGGGGTGATACACTTTTAATCGGAGGTTTCATTATTATTATGGTGGGGCTGATTTTTTATTTTGGTAACATGGTCAACAACCCATTAGTGAGAACTGTTGTCCAAAATATAAAGCGTAAGTTTTTCGGTAAGTGATTTAATTACCATCTATATATTTTTATAGGTTGACTTTTACTCAGTCATATACGAAACTTGTGTATGGCATCAATACTAGAAAAATATTCACTAAGCGAGCTTACCCAAAAATACGATGACTTCATCCAACTGATTTCAACGTCGTTTTCCGGTAAACGGAAAGCACGGTTGCTTGAAATGTACTCAGATCAAAATTTGGGTAGAGAGTTGATCGTCGCTCCGGCGTCCAGCGTGTTGCATTTTCACAACTGTTACGTTGGTGGTTATATTGACCACATAAATAACGTAATTAAGAATTCGCGAATAGCTGCGAAGTTTATGGCATCTGCGGGATGTACAATTGACTTTACCGACGAGGAACTATTATTCGCCGCAATTCACCACGACTTGGGAAAACTAGGTGACGACACCGGACCATATTACGTTATTCAAGAGTCAGAGTGGCATCAGCGAGTCAAAGGAGAATATTTTATACTCAATCCGAAAATTCAATGGATGACAACCACGGACAGGGGAATGTACATGTTAAGTAAGTTTGAGATATCGATGACGTGGAAAGAGTTACTGGCAATCAGACTAGCTGACGGGTTATATGATCCAACAAATCTTGATTATCTAAAAGGGTTTTCGTTTCACAAAGGACTTAAAACTGAACTACCCAATGTTCTTCACACTGGAGATTTCATTTCATGTAAAGGTGAACACGACACGCTCATACGAGAACACCCCTCGTTGTTTTCATAACGAATAATTAACTATATTCGGCTCTACCAGTCAAATGGTAGAGCTTTTTTGTTAGTACATATTTATGGTTATGAGATTTTTTACATTCGTCATTGCTGTAACGGCCCTTATCATAGCAGGATGTGCTGCATTTTTTTCGGTATCTGGACTCGCAACTTTGTTCGCGGGAGCATTTGCGTCTGTCGTTATAATGGGTGGTGTGTTAGAAGTTGGAAAGCTCGTCGCAACGTCGTTTCTATATAGAAACTGGACACAATGTAACTGGTTCTTGAAGATTTACTTTTTAATTGCTATTTTTGTGCTCATGATCATAACCTCCATGGGAATATTTGGTTATTTGTCGAAAGCTCATTTAGAACAGGAAGGTGAGATTACAAACGCTGTTGTAATCGTTGATCGGCTTGATTATCAGATAGCCAGAAAACAGCAATCAATTATCGAGTTGTCAACAAAAAAGAGCGATGTTGGACAAGACGCCTCTATAGATTACTCGGAATTTATCAACCAACAGGTAAACATTCGTGACTCCGCGTGGAGCATGGTCCAAGATGACATTCGATTCGAGCAAACTCAGATTGATAACACCCAAAAATTTTTGGATAGTAGTGTAGCATTAATAAGTGAAAAGTATGAATTAAATCTACAGGATCTCAACACACAGCAAGATAGGTTACAGAAAGAGCTTGAGCTTATTTCGTCCGAAGAGCGGCGTCTATTTTCGAAAGATCAGACGGCCCAAAAACAACAGTTGCGTCAACAAGCAACTGATATAATTTCAAAAAAAGAGAATTTACGAAATAGTTTCTCGGAAGAAAAGCAGCGTATCATAAACACAGCATCCACGCAAATTCAAGTTCATCAGGAAAATATAAATGGCTTTCGGCAACAAGCACAGACCGTCATCGACAACGCCAATGAAAAAATCAATAGATTCAAAACGGAGCAAGAAGAATCAGTTAGTTTGGACGATATCAACGTACAAAATATCGAACAGCAGATTTCAGAAATTTACACAGAAATCTCCGAACTCCAAGATACTAAATTCGCAGCTGAAAGTAAAGTTCGTGAAGTAGAAGCAGAAGTTGGCCCAATAAAATACGTGGCCCAATCTATATTCGGTGGGTCCGACAAATCTTCGTTGGATAAAGCAATTACGTTTCTAATGGTTATGATCGTTTTGGTATTTGATCCGTTTGCAGTAGCGTTGGTTATTGCGTACAATTTCCTAATAGTTAGTGAACGAGCCACACAGCCCACTAAAACATCAACTAATAACAAGTTATCGTGGATTAAAAAGATACAAACACGGGATGGGAAAATTAGGAACGCGAATGGTGAAGTCATAGCAGAGGCAAATAAAATTTAGTTAGTTAAAAAATAATCTTATAATTTGACAGTTCGTATTTTAGTGATACTGTGGTTCTTACATGAAGATAGTCACAAATAAAATAAAACTACGAGTTCCAACAAAACCATGCGTCTCTGTGTCTGACGGTCTTGAGATTGGAACAAGTTTAATTCGAGAACTAGGTAAACACGGAGGAATTGGTTTGGCGGCGAACCAAGTGGGAATAAACAGCAGTGTCTGTGTTATTCACGTTCGGAAAGATGGTCTACCAAAGGTTTTAGTAAATCCAAAAATAGTTTCTCGGTCGGATGAACTTGTTACATACATTGAAGGGTGTTTGTCACTTCCGAAAAAACTGATTAAAACTATTCGCAACAAGTCAATCACAATAGTATGTGATAATTTTGAGAACGAAATAATATTCCAACCTGACAGTGATACTCTAACAAACGAGAATTATCTTGAAGATTTGGGTCTTTTGGAGTGTGTGTGTGCCCAACACGAAATTGGACATTTAAATGGAGAGTTAATAACCGACCCCAAGATTCGTTTTCCAAAAAATCCCAAAGTGTCCACAAAAATAAATCGAAACGACATGGTTATGATTCAAAAAGGGGACGACACACAAATGGTAAAGTACAAGAAGTCTGAAAATCTTATTAAAGATGGATGGAAAATAATATGATCGCATATATATGGAGAATTATGGCAGACGAACTTCCCTTTATTATTGATATTCAAAAAACTTTGAAATCCGCATTCGACGTTAATGATTGGGTAACAATCAAAGAACTTATTGAAGAAATTGATGACTTTTTAGAATCTGGAGACTGCGACGATGGTGATAATATGTTGGATTATTAGTTTGTTACTGTGTGCGTGTATCTTAATTATACGAAACCTATACACACAAAACTCAAAATATGAAGCGGTTCTTGACGTTAAGCATCAAGAATACCAAATAGCACTACAAAATGTGCGGTCTGATGTACAAGATGCATTAGACGAGATGCGGCGTCTCGATTCAAACGAGGCGTTCGAAAAAGACGATGAAGTTGGAATATCATTCCGCCAAATTATTTTTACCATTGAAAATTTAGATAGAGAACTTTTACAATATGACGACAGCGAAGAAGACGACACGACGATCCAAGAAAACAACCAAAGACAACATGTACTTCACAAAGGAAACTGAGCAAGCTATCATTGACTATAATGATGAGTCGCGACGTTGGAAAAAAAACCAAATCTATAATACATCGATATATGTTCCACTGTGCAAGTTGGCTGAGAATATTTTTAATACGTTCAAGTTTTCGTATTTTGAGGTCAGCCCAACAGATATTCAGTCAGAAGTTGTATCTTTTATGACTTCCCAATTACCTAAATATGCAGCCGGAAAGGGAAAGGCATATTCGTATTTTTCGATTGTGGCGAAACATTGGCTAATTCATAGAAACAACAATACATACAATCAATGGAAACGCCATACCGAAATTCTGGACCAACATGAAGAAGATACACATGGTGAAATTCTTGTAGCAGATAATGACACGTCAGATGAGCCAAAAGAGCTGCTTAACCTAACGATTGACTATTGGGATAGAAATGTGTCACGAGTATTCATAAAGAAAAAGGAAATGGAAATAGCGTTCGCTGTGTTGGAGTTATTTCGAATGTCAGAACGGATTGAGAACTTTAATAAAAAAGCCATATACTTATACATAAGAGAAATTTCAGGGTGTAAAGCTCAGAACATAACAAAAGTGCTCAATAAAATGCGATCATACCAAAGAGACATATTTGAAGAATATTATAACACAGGAAAAGTATCGCTAAATCAACACGATATGTTAGACAACGAATTCTTTGACGAGCAATGATATGACCAAGCTAAAGGAACTATTATCTGAGTTTGCGTTGCGTAGTTATCCAGATTGGAATGACATTCAGTTGAATATTTTCAAACAGTTGCAAGCCGAACAGCCGCTATCATATAATGAGTTTGTGAAAGTGGCTAGGGCATTACGAAACCATATGAATGATAATTATTTTTCGGGAACGTGGAATGTTGACAAAAGTCACGAAGAGCTTCAATCGGAACTCGTCAGAATTTCTAAACAAGCCCTAAACCAATAAAAAAACTAAGATTCATATTTATATATATGGATCATGATATCGAGATTTTCAGAGGCAAAAAGTTTTCGGATTTATGTAAGGATATTTATGAAAACAGCTCACATACGCGAAACCAAATAGAGGTACTGATTAGTGAGCTTCGTGGAAAGATATCCAATCTGAACGATGCAATGATGGTCGTTCCTATGATTAAAGACTATCTGGATGTTTGTGTTAGGAATGACGACCAGTTATTGAAGTTAGCGGCAGTTGTTCAGCGAATTACATCACGTCAGGCTGCGGGCGGTGCCGACGATCCATTCCAACTCACAGAAAAGGAGAAAGAGGAACTAATGTCTGCTATGGAAACGGTTTCTTTCTCAGAACAACCGCTGACAAAAGCACCAAGGGTAAAAGCCGCTAATGTATAAAACACGGCAAAAGCGAAATATAAACTTTAGCATGAGTCCGGGAAAACTCCCCGACGTATCATCTATGGTTTCGATTCCGGCTGAGTCGGATTCATTTTTTCAGTTTGAGCCAGCTGTAGTTCTTGATAGCATCCTCGACGAAACCCACCCATTCTTTAGGTCAAACAACAGCATAATCTCACCCAACACAACTCCAAAGCAATGGGATGGCTCGGCCCACATAGATCAACCTCGCTTCTCTCAAATAGGAAGTATTAAGGCTAGAATGTTATACTCCGAAAAGGGAGCAGCAGCTGAGTCATTGCGGTGGGCGTTTCCACTCAGTCCATCAGTGGCAGAAATTCCACTCATTAATGAGTTAGTTCAATTGGTAGACATACGAGGTAATTTATACTACACGAGTAGAATAAATCATAACAGTAGATTGAATTTTGGGGGGGATTTCTCAGCCGAATTGTATAGTAGTAATGGTTTTGGGCGACCAATTGATCCATCACTTGATCCCTCGGATACTCCAGTTGAGTACATTGGCCCGAAAATAGAAGTAACATTCGCGGATAAAGACTACCCCAAAAACTTCGGAGTTGGTGGAAAATATTTTTCGTTTAATTCAAATATCCGTAAATTGCGGCGGTTTGAAGGCGATTATATAATCGAAAGTAGATTTGGTCAGTCTATCCGAATGGGAGTGTATGACGAAAGCAGGGCGAACGACAAAGGTGACCAAAAAAATTCAGATTATTTCAGCCCAAGTGAAAACCCAGCATCCGACGAGCAGTCAGGATACGGAAATCCATTCTTTCTAATTCGGAACCGCCAACGTCAACTAACAACAACAGAGAATCATTTTTATTCTACCATCCAAGAAGATATAAATTTAGACGGTTCGTCTATTCACATAACTTCCGGGCTTACCGTGTCTAAGTTCAACAGAAAATCTATATTTAAGAAATTTATATTTTCTTCCGACGAAGGTGAAGAACAAACCTCGTTTTCACCTAGTGGGTCCACGGAGTTTAAGTTCCCCATTTTAAATGGTGATCAAATTATAACCATTTCGGATAGACTTGTATTTGGTTCACGAACTGCCGAAACTTTATTTTTCTCAAAAAAGAGATTTGGTATTATTAGTGACTCTGAGGTGTCAATTGATGCCCATGAACAGCTCGTACTGACAACGAACGTTAAAACCGTAATAAATTCTCCATTTGTGTATTTGGGTGAGTATAATCAAACTAAAGAACCTGCGGTTTTGGGTGAAACAATGATTGAATGGTTATACGAGCTAGGTGAATGGTTAAAGACGCACACGCATTATTATCATCATTCTCATCCCAGTGCGGGTGCAGCGAATCCAAATAAGACTCAGGCACCAAAACAGATTCGTGAATTAGAGAATCTAATACAAAAACTGCCTCTCACATTAAGCAAACGAGTATTTATTACGGGTGGTGGACATGCTCCGGGAAGTGATGGTAAGTCGATAGAAGGTCTTAATAATGGATCGGTTGGTAAAATAGCGTCGGTACCGGGAGGATATTTCGTTCCCACGGTGGGAAGCTTTAACGGATCGATTTCCAGTGATTAAAAATAGACAAACTTGAATAGTTATTGTTATGACAAAAAAAGAATTGCAACTTATTGTACGTAAGATCGTAAAAGAAGAACTATATTCCACTTTAAATGAAGTGTTACCCGCATTGTTATCTGAGGTGGTTGCAAAGAACATCGTCGGTAATCCATTAGTTCAGAAAACTCAGCCCGTCACTGCTCAAAAACAACAAAAGTCAACACAGCGACCAACGCTAAACATCAAAGACAACCCAATGTTGACAGAAATATTTGCAACAACATCCGGTGGTATTGTGCAGGAAAATCCATGGGTAGATTCCGGTGAACAACCTCAAATGTCAGGTGATACAGACGATCCAAACATGTATTCCACTGGAGAACATGGTGAAAAAATTGGGATACAACAAATAGAAGAAGTTTCACCTGCTGTTGCTAGAGCATTGACCCGTGACTATTCCGAAGTTCTTAGAGAGTCTTCAAAGCGGTCTATGAACTCAACTCCCTCTAATATTGATTTCTCCAAAATGTGAACTTAAATGATAACCAGTACCCCATTAGGAATTGCATATCCAATACAACGTGGAGCCAACGGCTACTTTAATGAATCGTTCTCAACTGTAGAATCGATTAAGGATGCTTTGTCGAATCTAATATTAACACCAAAGAAAACGCGACTAGGACGCCCTGAATATGGATCGTCATTGTACGGATTTTTGTTCGAGCAAAACAATGATGTTAATTCTGATGCCATTACCTCAGTATTAGAAGAGGATATAGAGAAATGGATTCCATCTATAGAGCTTATTAGTGTCGAGATTGTTGGAAGTCAGGAATATTCAAATACTATATCACTGATAATAAAATATAAGATTAAAAATACTCCACTTTTAGACGAACTAACTTTATCACTTACAGCATGAACAAACAAACCAACAAAGACTTTTCAGACAAAAACAAAATCGGATATTTAGCCAAAGATTTTTCTGGGTTGAAGAACAATATGTTGGAGTTGATTAAGTCATATTATCCAAGTACATATCGCGATTTTAAGGACGGGTCAGCGGGAATGATGTTCGTTGACACGGTGGCTGCGGTTGGAGATATACTTTCATTTTATACTGACTACCAGTTTTCAGAATCATTTATTGGTTCGGTTACAGAGCGACAAAACATTATTAAATTGGCAAAGTCAATGGGATACAAGCCAATGGCATCGCGACCAGCTTCTACCGTTCTTGACGTATTTCAGATTGTACCATCAACAACAGACGAACATGGCAATTTTGTGCCAGACTACACCTTTGCTCTTGCCATAAACGAAAATATGATAGTTTCGTCCAATAACGGAGTTAAGTTTCGGACAACCGCACCAGTCGACTTTTCTATAACTACCCCATCAAATTCAATTGAGGTTTCTGCATTTAACCGAAATCAATCAAACGAAATTGAAACGTTTTTGCTAAAAAAACAAGTGGAAGTGTCAGCGGGTGAAATAGTAACCGAAACATTTCAGATTAATTCATCACAAGAATTCTACAAGCTATCGTTAAGCCGCACCGATGTTATCGAGGTATTAAGTGTAATTGATTCCGACGGCTATCGATGGTATGAAGTAGACAATCTAGTTCAAGACGTGGTTATAACAGATCATCAAAACACACAGTCAAATAACAAAGAGTTGTCAAGGCATAGAGCATCCGCTCCGTTTTTATTAACTTCACTGCGTACCGACAGAAAATTTGTATCATACATCGACGACACAAATAAAACGACATTAGAGTTTGGTTCGGGAGAAAACACAAACATTCAAGACAGAACTATATCAAACATAAAAGATATTTCACTAAATCGAGGAGTAAACAGTATTTCGATTGACCCTACCAATTTTATTGACGGTCCATCGTTTGGACTAAAACCATCAATCAACACTGCATTGACCGTTGAGTACATTGCTGGTGGTGGTATAGAATCCAATATAGGAGCTAACGAACTCACGAATATATTGCGTGTGGAATACTCACAAAGTATAGACGGGTTTACCAACAACGAACAAAGTTTAATTCGCCAACTTAGAAAGTCTGTAAAGGTAACTAATGAGGAAGGTGCATCAGGCGGCAAGGGAATAGAAAGCGATACAGAAATTAAGCAAAACGCATTGGCATTCATGAATTCCCAAAATAGAATCGTTACTGCGGAGGATTATATGGTTCGATCACGGTCCATGCCAAAGAAATACGGTTCCATAGCAAAAAGTTTTGCGGTGTCGGACGACTTCTTACGCGAAAATTCTACTTCACACGGTGACTCCAAGACCTTTGCAGTTAATTTATTTGTTCTTGGATTCGATACCAATAAAAACTTAACTGGACTGAACGAAGCCGTCCGAAAAAATCTTATTGAATATTTGCGGCCATATCGAATGATGACTGATGACATTGTAATAAAGAACGGAAATGTTGTCAATGTGGGAATCAACTATGAAATCGTTTCGTTTGCGGGTGAAAATCGACAGCTTCTTATGTTCAATTGCAACGAAGTAATCAAAAGCTTTTTTGAGATTGATAAGTGGGAATTTAACCAACCAATATATTTAAATTCACTTATGCTTGCGATTGGAAATGTGAGCGGAGTTAGGTCAGTAAGTAAAGTTGAGGTTATTAATAAGACACGAGAAGTTGGTGACTATTCAATCAGTAAATACAATATAGAAACAGCAACTAAAAATGGAATAGTTTTCCCCTCAGTGGACCCCTGTATATTTGAACTGAAATATCCTGATATGGATATCTCCGGTAAATGCATTTAGTGGATAAGTCACAACCACACATATTTATATGATATGGTCACGTTTATTTATCCAGAGAAAGATTCATTTATATCAAGCCATCCATCTTTAATCACACGAAACTTTGGTAAAGACGAGATTCTTGAAATAGAAAACAGAAAAAATTATTTTGTTGGAAATAACTTGGTATCGTATAATGCCGAGTCTCGTGCATTGCTGCGATTCGATGTGGCTGAGATTTCAAAGTCACTAGCCAACGGAACCGTAGACCGTCCAAGGTTTATACTTAACCTAAAGGTCGCTGAATTTGTTGACATCCCAGAGCAATTTGAGATTGTTGCGAACCCTATATCACAAAGTTGGCAAGCTGGTACAGGAAGAGTTGCAGACGAAATGGAATCAAACGGGGTATCGTGGAATTATAGATACGCAAATTCTAAACCTTGGTCATCTGAAACATTTCCAGACCAAGTAAACGGTGGTACATGGTATGAAAATATTCCTTCTATGTCGTACGTTGTTCCGTCAGGGTCAATTGCAGTAACAGGATTGTTATCAGGGGATAGTTTTTATGTTACGTCGTCCACAGGGGTTGTAAGCTCGTTTCTAAGTGAATACGCCCAAGCAACAGAATATGTTGGAGTTTCGAGTGCATCTGTGAACATAACCGCAATTTCAAATTTTGATGTATTTGCACTAAAAACTGTGTTAACAAGTAGTATAAGTGTTGTAAACAAACATGTACCAAGCAAGTGTAACAATAACACATTTATTGGCTGGGAATCAGACGTCTCGACTGATGCATCGTATTCATTGCAGGTAAACTCTGCTTCATTCCAACACGGCAAAGTAATCAAAATATCCGATTCTACACAACCACAGTTATTTATATCGACCCCAAACTCAAGCGTGGTTACGTCTACGTGTGCCACGCAGTTTTTTGGTGCAGTTGGTGACATTTTGACGGATGCCAGTGAATTTTCACGAGTTGTTAACTCGGTTCCTAATTTTTATATGTCATCATCAGTGTCCCAATCTATCAACGGGGTGGAAACACAAACATATGTTAATTTGGTCGCGAGTGATATGGGTGAGTTGGGAAATTCAGCGTATGTTCTTGATCTCGACGACTTTATGGTGTCACAATCCACAAACACCTGCGGGGACAAAGTTGATACACGAGTATACGCATCCCAAAGCCTTATGGGAGGTTCCGGCGACGGTCTATATTCACGCTTTGGCCAACTTGTTAATGCCTTATCTGATATTTCACAGTCACATAATATTACGTTTACCACAAGTAGTCAGACAATACATTTTATTTCTACAATTTCAGGTAGCGTAGGAAACCAATTCAGTTTTTCGTCAGGCTCAACTGAAACATTGTTCTCGGGTGCAAGTCAGACAACCGTTTCTACATTGAAATTAGATGATATTTCAACTAATACGTACTTTTTCGACACAACCCCTACCCCTTCAACTAACATCGAGAATTTGACTACTAAAATTAACCAAGTGATTCCCGACGTTGTAGCCAAAAATGTGGGAAGTAGTATCCTATTTACTGCACCGAATGGAGTCGGTGGGATCGCGGTTGAGTTTGACAATCTACAAGTTCCATTAAGTAATGCGGAAGAACTGTATACAGTTTCGTCAACCACCTCTCAATCGTTCAGTAACAAAACATCCGATTTGCAACTTGACATAACCGACATTGTTTTAGCGTGGGTTCATCACGATATCCCTAACGAAGGAATAATATTACGAAACGTATCGGACGGCCAACTAGATTCGGGCAAGATTAGGTTTTATTCGATGGACACCAACACAATATATACTCCACGGATATCTGTGAATTATAACGATCAAGTATTCAGAACCGAAAGCTTGACTCCATTAGACCCCACATCAGAGAGTTCAATCTTTGTATCGAATGTAAAAACGAATTATAAGAATTCAGATATTATCAGATTTAAGGTATATGCACGACAACGATATCCAATGAAAACGTATAGCTCACAGCTTTCTCGGTTTATGTCGTCGAACTATTTACCTATCGAGTCTGAGTTTTCGATAATTGATGAGGAAAGTGAAGAAACCATTATCGATTTTGGCCCATACACACGTATCTCGTGTGATATAGGAGGCCCATTTTTCGTGGTAGATATGTCTACGTTACCACAAGAGCGGTATATGAGCTTTTTAATAAAGGTAACTGAAAATGGACGATCAAAAATATATATAACAAACCACCCGTTTAAAATATCAAGATAATGACAACAAATAAACGATTATCACGTTTTCAGAATGACAAGTTGCTTAGTGCTACTGTATCAGGAGCCTTGGTAAATTTGTCACTTCAATCTAATGGAATACTTCGAACCAACATAAAATCAACTTCACCAACAGAGGCACTGTTTTCTATTCCAGTTCAGATTTCTCGGTTATCAAACGATAAGGTTGCTGAGATGTATGACACCACATTCTCTGAATTTGTTGATCAGCCTATAACAAGTCAACCACTACCCAATGTGGAATCTGAGTCGTTGAACGCCCAACTAACTGAAATAATAACCAATTCAGATAGCTTAGACGATGCAAACTCTTTAATCGATTCCCAACAATCTACCATAATTCAACTTCGAATACTTCTGGGCCAAGGAACCACGGCGTCAGATTTTAGTACTGCATTTCCATATCTTCCAAATTCGTAATGTTCAATATAAACAAATACACGTCTGTTTCACAAAAGCATAATGGACTATATTCGGGGTCATTTCTGGATGGCACTAAAGTCTCTTATGTCACAACACCAGATAGTATAAACTACAAGTTTGGGAAGCGAGCACAAGATACACTGGAGATTTCGGTGTATGACTCATCAACTAAAAATTTAATCGGATGGACCACATTTTCAGGAAAGGATTCTGTAAATCAGTCGGTTAAGGCATCATTCACCAACCTAGACGGAACCTTAGTTGACAACTCGTACATTAAATTTCTTTCTGATTTTTTTGTGTTGGTTGATGGCGACGGAAAGCATGAGATTGTCATTGATCCTATTTCAGACGTTGAGCTGCTTGGGTTATCAAAAAATTCATCATTTACATTTGGATACACCCCAATATCGGATAGAGTTGGTAATTTTTCTCGTCCTATATACATAACCGAAATATCACCGTCGCGGACTGAGATTAAGCTAAACCTAAGCACCACATCTAATCCACACACCGATTTAGAGTTCAACAACTTCAAAGAGAACAAATTTTTAACTAGTGTTATAATAGACGACATTCTGGGTAGTATAGAAGAATATAAAATAGAACAGCTATTCTTTTTACATCAACCAAATAACGCGGCGGTTGTAAACGAGCTAAAACAGTTGCTGGCGTTGCAACGAGATATTGACGTAATCACGTTTCTAAATGAAATACACACAGCAGGTGGAATTTTCTCAGTACATTATCAATTTAAAAATTGGTTATTCTCGAAATATAATAATAGTATTTCTGAACAAGACGCTATTCTAACGGTTACTCAGATCATAACTGACATTGTTAGAAAGTATATAGGTGATAAGGTTCCCGGTTCCATAGCACCAAGCGTTCAGATTGAGCAATTCCTAACACATATACTTACCACAATTTACGGTTCATCAATTACAACCACAATAAACTCGTATAGATCAGAGCGGTTCGAGCCTTTACAGATGGTATTGAACTTTGGAAACAACCAACAGTTCCACATCACACGATGGTATTCCCAAGACGGATATCTAATAGTCAAGCTCGCGAACTCTTTACCGGACACATTTAATATCGGGATGCCGTGTTATATGTCACGGATTGTATCAAGTACAATTTTTGTGGACTATTCACCGTTTTCGAGTACGAAAACTGAGTTGATAGAGCTACAAGTTCCTGACTTCTCTCATTTTTTTCCAAACGAATATGTAAATAACACGCCATCTAGCGTGTCCACCTCCGTTAAACATAGAGTATCGCGAATATCTTCTGATATATCTTTGTTAGACCTAAACATAGATTATTCTAAGTTTGAAAACTTTATTGTGTTTTCATCTGCCGAGCATCGAGCTGCTATATTCGACCAAAAGAAAACTCTCATCACATCGTTGTATGAGTCAAACGCACAATTAGAAGCCGTGGGAGATAACTATGCCGATTTGGAAATCGCACAAAATCTCACACGTATAAGTGAAGTACAACGCTCGTTTGATGGATATGAGCTGTTTTGTTTTCACAACCCAGACATATTTAACGAACATTTCAATGGAACACAGTCAGCAGCGGTCTTGTATGATAGAGACAACCAAAATAGTTTGATAAGCAATCTGCCAGCGTATATTACGTCCGATATTAAAAACTCCGAGTTTACAACATTCATAAACTTGGTGGGTCATTACTTTGATAATTTATACGCATCTATAAAAAATTTCAATGCTGCCAAAGTTTCTGACGCATATGGATCAGTAACAACATCAACTGAATTTATTAAGAAAGTTCTTTCTTCGTTGGGGTGGGATATATCATACGCCACAAAAGATCTGTTTCTTGAAATGTTTGGTGAAGATAGTCACGGAAATTCCGTGGAACTAAAGAGTGGTAGTCAACGACGCGAAGTCATATTAAAACGTTTCATTAATGCGTTGCCATACATCCTAAAGACTCAGGGGACAGAAGAATCAATTCGTTCTATTTTTGCTGTGTATGGAATCCCACGGTCAATCTCAAAGGTAAGAGAGTTTAATACCGTTCCTACGATAGGAAGCGATAAAGACAATGTGTTTTCATTCGATAATGAATACTACGCAGCTCATTACAATGGAGCAGGAGAGTTTATTCAAACTCCATGGGTGGACGATATACAAAGTTTGGAATTTAAGTTTTCGTTTGATATAGAAAAGATAAACAGAAACGGTTCTATTTTTCGCTTGGTTACACTCGGAGATAGTTGGGTGATGGGGGCCATACGCGACTCACACGATTCTAAGTTCGGTCGAATGTTTTTTACTGTGGCAGCTGTTCCGGGCGACCAGAATACCATAAAAACGATTCGCACGCCACCACTTCCATTATTTGATGGTAATGTATTTTCAGTTTTATTAAAAAAGCACGATGTAATACTCGATTCTGATTTAGATTTGATATCAGATTATAACGTAGATTTATTACCACGTAAATTTAGCTTAATTGTTCAGCGGTCGGAGCAGAATGAAATTGTTCTTCAAGAGTCTGGGTCATTTGTATTTTCTTCTGAGTTTTGTGATTCATTTTCAGGTAAAAGTATAACGAACCCAATAGTTTCATTGGGAAATTTTGACCAAGTTTCACCCAGTACGATAACCCCTGACGTGGATGCGTTCTTTGGAACTATAGACGAAGTTAAGTATTATAAATCCGCATTGTCTCAGGCACGGTTCGACTCACACACTAAGTATGTAGATGCATATGATACAGACAACCACGAAACCCTAGAATCGGACTTAATGTTGTATCTAAATTTTGAGTCACCTCAAGATTTATTTTCTGGGTCGGTGCAGATCAATGATACAAATGGATATGTCCCAATTCAGAATAAAGCGTTCAACACGTCACTGTCTGATCTAAAGGCGTATAACTTCCCGAATTTAGAAACCGTTGAAACAATCTCATTTGTAAATGGTGGTTGTGTGGAGCTTCCGGCACCAATGGTTTCATCCTCCGCAGATTTTCCATGGCACTTTAAGTCATTTCGAACAAAGGAATATATTACTGTACCGAACATCGGAAACTCTTCGTTAAACGACGATAAGATATATTTTATGGACGAGTCGCGGCCACGTGAGCTGTCAAGTGAAGTATCTACGATGTATCCGATTGACAACCGTGGGGTATCAACACCAACACTTGGAATATTTTTCTCACCAACCAGTCAACTGAACCTAGAAATTTTACAGTTTTTTGGTAAGATAAGCATTGGCGATTACATCGGAAATCCCGAAGATTTATATTCGTCAAAATATAGTCGATTTGAGAGTTTTCGCCACCGATTTTTCAAAAATTTCAATGGATCGAATTTTAATGAGTACATAAAAGTAATTAAGCAGTATGTGGACCCTTCGGTATACAATAACATACGAAAAGTCGTTCCCGCTAGGTCAAAGTTAAAAACTGGCCTGTTGATAGAACCGTCAATGTTGGAACGGAATAAAATAAAGCAGCGACCCGTTAGAGTAAGCGAAAATAGCTTAATACGTGGTTCCCTAAATACTAAGTTTTCTATATCCAGTGAACATGTCACCACAAACTACAACGGAACGCTGCGTCTCAGACGATCAACTAATGTATCGTCTACGGTGCAGCGGTCGCCCGTACTCAAAACACTGGTGGGTTGGACAGACTTTCTATCTCACAACGGAGTGGTGATTCGTGGACGGGAACGTTTTATCTCACAACGTGTATCATTTCAAACTCCCATTACTAAAACTATTAATGGAAAGCTATCTAGTATATTGGTAACAAAGACCGCGATTACACTAACCCCAATTGGTGATAGAAATATATCGGATGTTTTGTTGGAGTCAGACGAAAAGTTTGGGGTAGGTAATTATACAACGTTCGTTGGTTATTCACCAATTCACCGAAAGAACCGACGTAAGGTTTTACGAAGAATATCAGTTCAAACTTCGGAAACTACAATGCAACAACCAAAAGATGATAATATCGCGATTCATCAGATTACTTGTGCATTCCCACAAACCGTTTCATTGGGAACTGTTGTAGCGTTAGATCGTCCAGTAGTTATAGAAGGAAATACGGTTGTTATGGAAGAACGAGGTCCACCCATGTCAGAAGTTACTGTTGAAACTGCGACAACACAGGCATTACCAGCAGCAACAAATGTTCAAATAATACAGAACGTCAACGACAGAAATGTGGCCCCAATTGAAGGGGAGGGTGTAATCGATTTAGTGTTTACCCCACTTGAATACACCGTGTTAAATTCCACACACACTGACGGTAGTAGTCCCGTGGATACGACCCTAGTTGATCCATCGGTTACGGAAGGCGGAAGTAGTGAAATAATAAACGAAATAGAGCAGAAGGTGAAGCTTCGATAATTGTCAATTTTTCGTGTTTGGCATATTTATTGGCATAAGGAAACAATATGGGATATTTAGATAGTAATAGTATAACAGTTAATGCGGTTCTTACCAAGAAAGGTCGAGAGATTTTGGCTAGAAACGGTGCATTAAAAATAACATCGTTTGCATTGTCTGATGACGAAATTGATTATAGATTATACAACCCAAACCACCCACAGGGATCGTCGTATTACGACGTCGCGATAAGAAACACTCCTATTTTCGAACCACTTACCGACGAAACTCAATTACTGAAATACAAATTGGTAACGTTGACCGCTGGAGTAACTAAAATCCCAACAATCCAATTAGATAGAGACTCGATAACCCTGAAATCCACCTTTACAGGAAATACTATCATCACGCCCGCGACCAACCCATCATATAACGTAACACTGGGATATACGGCGATATTAGGAAATCGAAACGTTGGCACATTAATAGGCGAGGGTATCAGTGAAGATGTTTCTGCATCCACACCGTCATTTGTGGGTGATGTTCTAACGTCTACTTCCCAAATAGCAGTAGGTAAGCGGTTCCGGTTGGTAGTAAATAGCTCACTGACCGAACAAATTTCAACAACATTAACCATCATCGGAAACGAAAGTGGTGGAAGCCGCTCAATTCCTGTTACAATAACAATTTAATTATGAGTGTTTTTAAGAATCTACAAACAGGTGATGTTATTATCGGACGAACTGAACAGGTTTCGGAGGGTATATTTCCCGCTGGGGCATTTGAATGGTCAAACTTCTCATTGGATTCGTTCCAAACGGTAACCACTGGATCATCTGTATTAGACCCAAAAAGTGGATTATATTACTATAATGTGTTTACAGCAGATCCATCTGTTCACACTGACGCTGAATTGATATTCTCAGTTTCATACGGTAGTTTCGATAGCACAGGTTCGTCTGATTTGGACCGAACAAAGTTTAAGATATTTCCAACCAAAGCAATTTACTCACAATATAAGAATACAATTCTAACTCCAAGTGACGATTTATTTACGTTTTCGTCAGGCAGTGGTAAATTTGCGGACCTTGTTGACGCCAAAGATATCTATGTGCTGAATTTTAGCTCAGAAGCGATGCGTGAACGTGTGGACGAAGGACTATTAGAATTTTCACTGAGTGGATCAAACGGAATTTTTACGTTCGTTGACGACTCACCCACTCAATCGTCAAAACAATCCGTGTACAATATTGTTTTAGGATCGATTATGACCGACACAGAAAATGGTGTTGTTGGTCCACCCATCGGTATCGGGTTGTTTTATCCTAGTCTCGGAGTGGTTGTTCTTAATGCACAAAAGGTTGCGGAAATGGTTGGTCCAGAACTAATGCCAGTGGATGGCACAACTACGTTCGCACTAAATCATCGTAAATTCTTTGACGCTATTCAGTTTGGTTCACAGGATGTGCCGTTTAAAGGGCGTAGCTCTGAACTTGTGCCATCACGACAGTTTTTTATTCGCGTGAGAAATAATGAGTTTAATTACTCAAACAACCCCACGTTTGTGTTGGACTCAACCGAAACAAATAATCCATCGGATGACGGTAAGATTATATACCCAGCATTTTATAGTGACCCACATGCATATATAACAACAATAGGTCTTTACAACGAGAATAATGAGCTAATTGCAGTAGCAAAGTTAAGCCAACCGTTAGAAAAAACATTTGATTCTGAGGCTCTTATCAAAATTAAGCTGGATATCTAAAATTATATATCTACCTATTTATTGATGAGATATGCTAAAATCAATTAAAGTGTCAGATAGGTCAGTTAGACCGTTTACGGTTTACAATCACCGTAGTATCGATATGCTATCGAATAACAGTGTTATACTGACAGAAGATGATAGTTCATTATTTGCTGCGGTTGATTCTGTGTCACGTAGTTTATCCACGGAACGACAAAGTTCTGATGCACACTTTCAAGTGTCAACCGTGTCAAGAAATGACGGTTCAATTTTTTATGATACGGGCAGCTTAAAATACTCAGCAATCACAAATCCAGTTGATTGGACGGGGAATTATCAACGTTCAATGTATAACTTAATTGCCGAAAGATTCTACAATTCAAATAGAACCAGTAATCTGGGAATTCAAACACTGGAACGAAACCCAAACGGAGATTTTATTGAACGACGCACAATTTCCGACACAGTGACTATTGGAAAAATCCCACAGCGGATATTTGGTGAGAAGATTGTTCCGGGCACATTTAAGCTTACTGACTATTCAAATTCCGAATTTACGTTTGACGTTATAGACGACTCCAACACGAATTTGTCGGTAACAGCCCCATTTACATACCATTCCAATTTACAACAACTAACTCACCGCACAGACTCAGAATACGAACCTGATAATGATAGATTTGGGTTTTCAGTGGATGCCAATGCTGGATATGTTATTGTGGGTTCACCTATGGACCGTCAATCACTTGGCACATCAAAGTCGGGAAAGGCAAATCTATTTAAGTTTGATATTACAACTGGCGAATATCGCTTTTTAAAAGAATTTAATGGGGCAGAAACGCAATATTCCTTGATATTGGAAGCACGTATAGATAATTATCCAAACGTATTGTCTGAACAAGGAGGATCTGTATTATACGGTAGTGGTAGTTGTGTCGAGGGATCTGTTATAGACTCTTTTGGATTTTCTGTATCAGTCTCGGATCAATTCTTGTCTATCGGGGCACCAACAACAACTATTCATGAAACGTCCTGTGATTCGTCTGGAAGTGGATTCGTTTACATATACGAAAAGGTTAAAGGTGGAGTTGACAACTGGGGGTTAATAAATGTGCTTGAGGGAACATCTACAAATGATAGATTCGGTTCGGATCTCGCAATAGATGGCAACCGAATGGTTATCGGTGCGGATGGATTTAATAGTGGTTCGGGAATTGCATACGTGTTCACTAAAAAAGTGTATTTGGGAGACGTCTCATGTGACACTGTACATCCATCGTTCTTTCAACAGATTCAATTAGAGTCGGGAACGGATTCCCACTCTACTTTAGCGTTAGATACAGACACAAATCCATTATTTGATCTATTTACAGAAGAAGACTTTCCGTATGATGTATCCGGTAATAGCACATGGGTACTGGAACATGTATTAACGCCAACCAAAGAAGTTCTTGGCTTTGGTGGAACGGTTGCAATTGACGGAGATATAATATCAATTGGAAGTAAGGTTTCACAAGAAAATAGTACGGTATTTGTGTACGAGTTTCAACAAGAACTTGGAGCAGAGTGTGTGACTGGTTCATGGCTACCTACTTGCACCCTAACACCTCCAATACCAGATACTGACTTCATAGGAACATTAACGCCCAACTCTATATCACAGTTTGGGCATGAAATCTGTATCTCGGACAATATACTTATTATAGGTGATCCCACGAGATGTGACTATACAATACAGTCAACAATACCAAGTCGAAATATAGGATGTGTATTCGTGTATAAATACGGGTCTAGTAATGGTGACTGTGATGTTTGTGAGGAAATTCCCGCCGCCGACACTGAATGTCGATTTGGGTTAATTCAGACCATAATTGGAGATGTCGCAACCGATAATCACTTTGGGTATTCGGTTGACCTGTCGGGAAAAAAGTTGGCCGTTTCAAGCCCGTATAAACTAACTGTGTCTGCGTCATATAATAACCCACAGATTTCATTTGAGTTGAATGACGACATTGTTATAGAGGGAACAACAGTGATCTACGAACTGGATGACGATGAAACGCTGTATCGGCATGTAGCTAATATATCCCACACGTCGCTGAAAGATGAGCCATATAAAAGTTTTGGGTATAGTGTATCTATTGACGACGAGTTTTTATTTGTAGGCTCACCTTTTAATGTGACCACATCCAACTTTATTAATCCAACCACACTCGAACAGCAATTAACATCTATCACCCAAGGCGTCGTATTTTCGTATGTAATCAATGAAGTAGGGCAAGCGGAGCATCTTGGAAATGTTTTTTACAAGAATGGCTTGGTTGTGATAACTAATCCTTCACCAGCTTATCAAAATATATTAAAGGATGGTTATCACATTTCGTTTCAAACGCAACATACTATTTATGAAGAGGAGTATATATTAACCGTTGCACCCGGAGAATTTAACACCAGTCAGAACCCAACCTCCTTATTGCGTGAAAGTGCCCTGTTTGATATTAACGGAAATGGGACGTTTGATTTTGAGGATGTAGACTTGATATTACGCTATATAAACAAGTATAAGATATTCGTAAATACTAAAATAGCCGTTGAGAATTCACAAACCGACCATGGATTTGTGTTAGAACAAGACCTATTTTCACTAAGTTCATCATTGAGTAACGCGGAACTTATTCGACGATCTATAAAAGCGTTTGATAGTGAAGAAGCGTGGTGGAATAACGATATCTTTATGCTAGAGTCCGAAGACGTCCTATTGAATGAGAACATTACAGACCTCGTAGAATTCTTCGCGGATGATAAACTATCTGATGTATACATTTCCAAATTGATTGAACTAGACGATAGTGGAGCATTCGATATCAATGGTGACGGAACAGTAGACTCGCGTGATGCTGCTATCATTCTTCGATATTACAATAACTATAGGGACCATAACCTCATTAAATCGAGTATTACAGCGTTGTCAACACGAACATCAGCAACACAGGTTGTTGATCTGTTGGATAAGTACACGGGTACGAATCAAGACAATATTATACATCCAAACTTTTATTCGTATGTGGAATCGTCTTCATATGATAAAACTGGAAGTTATTTGGCCCCATTTGTAACAACTATTGGATTGTATGACGATTCATATAACCTAGTGGGCGTTGCAAAACTAGGAACCCCGATCAAAATACCAAAGGACTACCCATTAAACTTCTCTGTGTCGTGGGATAGGTAGAATTTCTCAGGCTGTCATATTTATATAAAAAGGAAAACGATGTCAACAGTAGCAAATAATGGTATTTCAATAGAGCGATCTTCACTTTCTACGTCACTGGTGGATCGATATTCCACGTGGAATAGTCCAGAGAGTATGCGTGGTAAGGCAGCTCCGGGTGTTAATTTCATGAGTGACAATTACGTTAAAGGATTTACACCCAACATGCAATTGGGAGCGTCTGACATTCGAAATATAGGTAAAGGGGGAAGTGGGGCATCGTTTCTATATGGAAACGAGAATAAGATTCCCAGAGAAGTTTCTGATGTTATTACACAGACATATAACGCTGGACCCGCCAATTCAATTCAAGATGAATTTAAAAGTCGTCCACAACAAGGACAAACACGGTTTACATCAAAGGGATTAAACTACATTGACTCGATACATGGGTTTAGCAATATACCGTATTTTAGATAATGGGTACGTTCGACTGGGGTCATTGGTCCCCTCCACAGGGAGTAGATTGTATTCCACCCGACACACTTGGCTTTTTATATAAGATTACCCACAGAAAAACCAACAGGTTTTACGTTGGAATAAAACAAGTCTCAAAGCAAATCAAGCGACCACCACTCAAAGGGAAAACCCGAAAGCGGAAACATATAGTTGATTCCGACTGGCGGAAATATTGCTCGTCATCTGGTGAGATTGCAGAAGATATTAAACAAAACGAGTCCGACTATGCGTTTGAGATTTTATCGTTCCATCCATCAAAATCATTGTTGAAATACGCCGAAGCAGAGTTTCTAGTTACTCACAATTGTCTGTTTGATACAAATTGCTTTAATCAGATGTTTAATTACCGACTTCGATTTTCGAAGTTAAGCGTTATTAAAACGAATCATTGCTAGGTTGCTGTCGAATGGAACGTCACTTGTGGGGTAATACGTAAGCTCAGTTGCAGGTGTTTGTGCTACCCGAATTAGAGATTTATACGTTGACTCCAAGTCGTTTTCTCCAGCCTTAACAGAGGATGTTATTTGCTGGATCACAGCCGATGAATTATTTTCACATCGAATAGCGGGTCCGTCAAACTGGTTCAAAATGTTGATGGAGTTTAATGGTTGTTCAACCACTGACGGATGAACTTCATTTTGTTGGAACATGTAATATCCATATCCAACTATTGTACTTTGATTTACGTTAATTACAGGTACATTATGATCATTGGCTCCGGCCAATTGTCGCTTCTCAATTTTTAACCCTGAACAATATAATGTTGCCCCTAGGTCCAAAAACACCATAGGTGATTGGTTTGACGATGTATTGTTTCGTAGTAGCCATGCATTTCCAAGTGTAACCGAGCTGCCACGGGTATACACCGCAAACGACATCACGGACGCGATAATTGACTCCGCTGTAACACTGGAGTTATTTTCACTAGTGAGTAGTGAAATAACGGGAGAGCAATACGAATAGTTTATATTAACAACACTATGGTTGCGGGCCACTACAGCAGCAGCAGGATTGGGAAACGCTACTGGTGGGGTTATATGCTCTCTAATTCGAGCACCTTTCGCATAGACATTTGATCGCTCGGTTGCAACAATCTGACCATTTCCGTTATATCCCACGTATGTACATTTTGTTGAATTATTGCGAGAGTCGGCAACAATATACGACCCTTGGTCAGCATAAATTCCACTTTCTTTATTAAATGAGGCGTTTGCCCATCTAGCCTCTATGATTCCGGCGTGAATCGCCATAAATCCAGCAAATGAATTTCCGGTTGCAACGCAATGTGGTGCATCTATGGGATTTCCACGTGTAGAGTAAAATCCATATGCATTGTTTGATGAGCAGCAACTTATACACGACATCGATCCGTCTCTAGCGGCAAACCCAGCATACGCGAACCCAGACACACCCACTCTTTTCGTGGTAGTTGACGCGGCCCCTCGACGATACTTTACGAGATCGGCAGTTGCGTCAGCTTCGTGAAATCGGTTGTTTAGTCGCCCCACACTAATTCCATCCCCGCCGTCGCCAATAAACGTAGTCTGATTCACGCCAAGAATTGCCATGTTTTCAATACTTCTAATACATCCGTTTGTTATAGACAACCCACTGGATTTTTCAAAAGTCAACTTTGTTTGTAGAAGATATACTTCGGCAGCATTTATTCCGTACGTCACAGCGGAGTTGTGTCGGAGTGTCATCCCAACCGAAACTGTTCCACTTCCCTTGCTTAAAATTCTCCAAGCACCACAAAGTGCTCGTTCTTGAGACGCTTGACCACCCGCACCTATTGTGTTAGTTCCCATGTCAGTTATTAGCAAGTAATCTCCGACAGCAGCAGCATTCGACAGTTGTGATGTGGTTGTTATACTCGCAGTAACGTTTCCTTCTCCAACAAAATTCAACGAGTCAATTGTTGCGTTCGCATGAGCGATTAAGTCGGAGCCATTATTTCCTTTTACGGAAATTAGTTGGCCGTCTGGGTGATGTAGATCAACTTCTGAGGTGTGTATATATTCTTCATTTCCAAGTGCGACTGTAACACTTCCACCATGTATAATGCGACGACTTTGTAGCCATGTAAATGCACCTGTTAATGTCTTAAAGGGCCAAGTCTCATCCCCCGTTGAATCATTCCCCGATGAAGTAACTGCTAATGTTATATCGGTGTATATACTAGAACCCGCCAAATCAGAAGACAAAGCGTGACTGGCAGTAAGTGCGTAGCTACACGATTCCATGAGACCTTGGCTTCTCAGAAACCCATAATATTGATCAATCGTTGTTGCTTTCGTCTCTCCCGTTGGAGTAGACGGTGCATCGACATCCACTACCAATAGCAAATCTTCGGTAGATAACGATTGTGAAGTTAGTCTAGTAAGTTGGGATATTTTTTTGTTGGCCATTGTGTATAAAGTGTCTGGTTATAAATATGATTCGCTTTCGTTTTTAGCATTGGTTCCTTGGTGGGCATCAAAAACGGAAACTATATATTTCACAAGATCACTTCGTACAATATCATCAGACGTAAACTGAAAGCACTTTATTTTATTGTCAACCGCATTTTCGTTATTAAACATATTGTAGAACTTACTAAATCCACTTTTATGTCCAATGTCAGATTGCATTGGGTCTCCAACGACAATTACTTTGCAGCCATCACCAAATCTAGTTAAAAATGTGAGCAATTCTTTGGTTGTTAAATTCTGAGCTTCGTCCAAAATAACACATTTTCGTTTCCAATCTCGACCACGAGCAAATCCAAGATGATCTGCCTCAATTTGTCTGTTTGATAATGCATACGCAAGCTCTGTTTTCGTTAAGAACTCACCAAGTTTATCCATGAGAGGTCTAAGATATGGCTCAAGTTTCATGTTTTCTTCTCCCGGAAGAAACCCTAGTCTATTATCGGATGATTCAACCGCACTGCGAACATATAACAATGAATCAACAACATTCTCATTTATTAGTTCCAACCCACTAAAAACCGAAAGATATGTTTTTGACGTTCCAGCTGGACCGATACAGAACATTAAATCCGTAGTTTCTGATTTTGCAATTTCCAAAAATTTCTTTTGATTACCAGTTAACGGTAAATGAAGTGATGATTTGAGCTTTCTGGTTCGCTTGTTATTTAGCGGGGAGCTTGGTTTTACGGGTTGGGGTTTTTTTCGAGCCATATTTGTTTTTGATTTTGTTGATTTTCGTACAGAATTCATATCGTTCATCGGTAATAAAAGTTTCGAATAAATACTCTATGTTTTCTTTATAGTCTTCGCGTGGTATCGCTATGGTATAGCTTGAACTATCAAAGGTGAACACTAATGTGCTGGGAGCATCTGTATGCACTCCATACAACAGCGAGTCTAATACATGGCGGTACAATTCAGTTTTATGGGTTGCCAGATAACCATTTAGTACGTTGTAATTCGACGGTAAACAAAATGGGATGGGTTTCTTTATTCGTGGCATATTTACTAAGTATCACTATGTAGATATAACTATGAGTCTTTCAAGAAAACGGCGAACTATTCACGTTCCCATTAAACAAAAGTTGGCTAGTTTCGGGGAAAGTTTGGCTAAATGGAAGCGAGCAGGTTTGTCAATAACAACTACAGAAGAGCATGACATTAGATTAAAGGTTTGTCAGCGTTGCGTTTTTCATAAAAAGCTTCCGGTGGGTGGAATTTGCTTAAAATGTGGCTGCTTTTCAATTAAACTGTGGATGTTATCGGAAAAATGCCCAATAAACAAGTGGTGATAGTGATAATTCGTAGAAAGTGATATTTATAGCTATGGAACAAAGTGAATTAACTAGATTTTTAACCGCACCATTTCTGGACGAAGATACAAACCTAGAGTTTGATGGGTCGGTTGTTCCAGCAAAACAATCATCCAATTACCCTTTACCCAAACATCAGAAAACAGAAGATGAGGTTCGGGTTGAAGTTAAGGCCATTTTAAAGGAAACTTTACTAAAGTCAATATTTTCTAACAAAAACCACCATCAACGGTTTAATGAATTTCTAACAAGTCATAAAAAAGTAATTCTTGAGTCGTTAATGACAATATTAGTTGATGGCGGAACTAATGAACTATCACCGTTTGCATCATTACGTGGTTATAAGGAATTATCAAGAATTAGGTCGGAAAATTCAGGATACACATACATTAGGGATCTTTTCAGTCCAGATTATGTTTACGGTAACGAATTTACGAATAAAATGAAAGAGTTATCGAACTCTCAATTGGACAAAATCTTAGAAACATATTCCGTCATCGACGACTTGTATGTTCAAAGTTTAGAAGATGGTGAATCAGAAACCACTGAACTATCTACCCAACAAAAAATTCCAAAGGTAAAACAACTTGGAAATGGATATAGCGGAACGCCCAAAAACACCGCGTTATCGTACAAAGTCTCTATGAAACGAACTCCACGTGGAAAGCATATATAAAAAATAGAATACTATAGTTATATGATATGGGAAAAAACTTAAATATCGTTCATGATTGGCTTAAAGGAAACAACCTACGTCCAACATCCATAAATTTTGTTACCGACAAATCTGAGCTTGAGAAAAAGAAAAATGATATGTTAATCGGTCAGAAGTATTCTGATGACGATGGTAAAGAATGGGAAAAAACTACATACGGATGGACCTCAGTTCCCAAGGTATTGTCAGCGATAAAAGAGTCGAATCCACATTGCACAGTATGTCAAAAAGAAATTGATTTTCATAATAAGCAAGATTCACGAGCATACTCCCACACAAAAATGTGTTTTGATTGTATGATTGATATGGACACAACGCGAAAACTACAGGGTTCGTTTAAAAACTTCGAGCAAATTTATGTGTTCAAGAAACAGCGGGACTTTGTGAAATCTACACTTCAAGACCTAAATGAAGCCTTACTAGCGTTGGAGAAACAATCCGCTATTGAGTTTATAAATGAATTTGGGGATAGAGAAAAATGGTCTGGTTTAAGCCCTGAAAAAATTAAACAGGATGTAATGAGAGACATAACCGAAGGTGAACAGGTTTTGTTAGACATAAATGACCAACTTTCTAAGTTAGATGCCAAGTAAACAAGACATTAAAAAGGCGATCAAGGTAGAGTATATTCGATGCTCGCAAGACCCTGCGTATTTCATGGAGAAATATTGTAAGATCCAACATCCATCACGAGGAACTATTCCGTTTAAACCGTACGAATTCCAAAAAAACGCGGTGCGTGAGTTTAGAGACAATTCAAAGAACATTATTTTAAAGTGTCGTCAGATGGGTATTTCTACGTTGAGTGCTGGATATTCATTGTGGTTGATGACATTTCAGAAGGATAAAAGTATTCTAGTCATCTCAACAAAGCAAGAAGTTGCAAAGAATATGATAACAAAAGTTCGCTTTATGAACGACAATCTACCGTCGTGGCTTAAAGTGAAAGAAACAGAAAACAATCGAACTAGCTTGCGATTAGAAAACGGATCGGCAATCAAGGCAGTTTCTGCCAGTGGAGACGCAGGTCGATCAGAAGCTCTCAGCTTACTTATTATGGACGAGTGTCAAGACCACACAGCCCACATTTGTGTACGAAATAAATTCACAGATGAAATAAAAGACATTGCAATTGGCGATTTTTTTGATACTATATCATAGAATATGATAATTGAATGCAAAATATGCTCACAAAAATTTTCGTCTTTTAAGGGACTTTCAGCTCACATTAAACGACATAACATTCTACGTGAAGACTATCATGTTTCGTATGTTCAACCGAGACCATTATGTTCCTGTGGAAAACAAACAAAGTTTATTTCGTTGGAATTGGGGTTTCGTCAGTTTTGTTGTCCGAAATGTATGGCAAACTCAGAAATAACACAGAACAAGAAGATACAAACTTGCTTAAACAACCTCGGAGTAGAGTTCCCAGCACAAAGTTCGACGGTCAAAAACAAAAGGTCACAAACCTGCATTGAAGCTCACGGGCATCCACATCCGATGCAAAGTGATACCATCAAGAAAAAAATACAAGAAACCAATAAAAAGCGGTTTGGTTGTATTTCACCACTTGGTAATACCGATATACGAAAAAAGTCAAAGTTGACATGTCAACGGAAATATAACGTAGAACACAATTTTTGCGAGGGTGACCTTCGAGACAAAATCAAACAAACTTTCGTAAAAAAATACGGCTGTGAAAATCCGATGCAAAATACAGAGGTTCATAAAAAGGCGGTACAAACATTAGTGAAGCATCACGGAGTAGATAACCCAATGAAAAGTGATACTATTCGAAAAAAAGCACAGGCAACCTGCCTTACTAATCACGGAGTAACAAATCCAATGCACAGTTCCGTGATTAAATCTAAGTGTTCGTTTACGAAGCAACAGGCGGTTGTACACGAAATGTTTTTTGGTAATAGACTCGGAAAAACTATAGTTCCACTGTTCACAGAAAAAGAATTTACATCAGGTAAAGACAAGCGATACAAGTTTGTATGCAACACATGCAACACCGAATTCACGTCTTATATTCAAAACGGAAACATTCCACGCTGTTATACATGTCACCCAATTTTACGTGGGACATCTAACATCGAAAAGGAGTTATTTGAGTTTATTAAACAATTGGACGATTGTGCAGTACAAGGAACGAAATCAATTATACCTCCACTAGAACTTGATATTTTTTCTGAAAAATTTAAATTGGCATTTGAAATTAATGGGTTATATTGGCACTCTGAGATAGGCGGGAACAAGACAAATACTTATCATGTGCATAAAACGAACGAATGCAACAAACGAAACATTCAACTAGTCCACATATTCGAAGACGAGTGGGTACACAAAAGATTGATTATTCAAAACAAGATTAAGTCATTGTTTGGCTCACAACAAAAGTCAATCGGGGCAAGACAAACAAACATTCACCCAATTTCCGCTGCCGTAGCAAAACGGTTTCTTAACGACAATCATATTCAGGGATATTCAAGTTCAAGACATTATCTTGGTATGTTTTTTGATTCTGATCTAATTTCAGTTCTTTCGTTCGGTCAAAGTAGATTTCAAGCAGGTGAGTTGGAAATTATTCGTTACTGTTCTACCGTTCCAATAACAGGTGGATTTCAAAAATTTCTAAAATATATACAAACAAAATTTAGAATTTCTAGGATAGTTACATTCGCAGATAAGCGATTTTCTGGCACGAACAATGTTTATACCAGATCAAACTTTAAACTAATAAGCGAAACCACACCATCATACTTTTACACTGACTATTCTCAGAGATTTTATCGGATGCAATTTCAAAAACACAAATTAAGTCGAAAGTTGGCTATATATAAGGATACTTTATCAACATGGCAAAATATGCAACTGAATGGATACGACAGAATATGGGATTGTGGGAATTATAAATACGAATACTCTTTTCAATGAACAACATACTATACAAAACAAATAGCAGCTGGGAAATATTAACACCGTCAGGATTTTCTTCATTTGCAGGTATTAAACGCACAAACAATAAAGATGTGTTGGTGATATCGTTTACGGACGGTAGTTCATTGACTTGTACCGAAAATGAGCTATTCAAGTTTGAAAATGGAAAATTTTTGGAAGCGTGCCATCTACAACCAACAGACACTATCCAGTCTAAAAATGGGTATAAAACCGTCCAAACTGTGTCTGATCCCTGTGAGCAAACAAGTGTGTTTGGAATTGATGGAGTAGACTTGAACTCCGAATATTTTGTAAACGATGTTGTAGTTCATAATTGTGCGTTTATTGACAGAGCCGATGAAATCTGGACGTCTGTTCAGTCGGCGTTAACACATGGTGGTGGTAATGCGATTTTGTTATCATGTGTAACAAAAAACACTTTGGTGTATACCAATAACGGAATTCGTGAAGTGAACGACTTCGTAATTCCAGAGCGTACAAACGGATACGAGGTAAGCAAATACTCTGTATTAGGTAAAGATAGTTTACGTGATGGGAATATATTTTATAACAACGGGATAGTCCCAACCAATATAATAGAGTCTAAATTCTCGGAAATAGAGTGTAGTGAAAATCATAAATTATGGGCATACTCAACCAAAAATAAAGCTTTTGGATGGTTTACATCGAATGAACTTACAACAAACGACTATATTTCAATTCAATTTGGAAAAAATATCTGGAATGTAGACACCCCCGTGCATTCAGCAATTCTTGATATATCACCAAGTTTAGCTTCAAAAATTGATGAGGTTTGTTATTTGTTGGGTGTGTGTGCTACCACGGGAAAATTTGACACTGTGGGAAGGCTTATTCTTGAACGAAACACCAACACGCTTCGTTGTATACGAAGTCTTGGAGTGATGTATGATGAAACCAACGAATATATTTGTTTACCACAAAATGACCTAAAAAACATGTGTATTCGCTTACATATGATGAGTTCACCAAACACATTTAAATCAACATTGTCAACTTCATTATTATCACTATCTAAAAGTGAAATGTATCACTTTATTCGTGGGGTGTTGCAATTTAACCCAACACAAGATATGAATATGATTTCGCAGAAATTATCTGCTGCTCTTGCCAAACAATGTAGAGTAATTTTGTTGAACTTCGGAATTCTGTCTACAATTACCATCGACGGTGACATGGCCCAACTATATACACGTATGGAACTACATTCATACGTTTCAACCAAAGATTATAATGTTCGGCTTGGTACATATGACACGGTTATACCCAACACAAAATCATTAGTTCGTCAGTTGATAGTAACGGACGAAGATATGACATTTATCGAGAAAGAACATGATGCGGATTTGTCTTATACATTAGATATTATTTCGGACGATATGCCGCACAGTTTAATGTGTCGAGTACTTAACGGATTTGGAAATCAATTGCACAGTAAAGAGTTTGACCGCTGGAAACATATTATTTCCAAAAACGTAATTTGGGATAAAATACAGAAAGTTACAAAATCCGAAAATGAAACGTTTGACTTCTCGTTACCACACGACAGTTCGGACGCTATGTGCCACTCAGTTATTTACAATGGAATAATCGGCCACCAAACACCAAATGGAATGGGTAACTTCTTTCATAAAATGTGGGAAGAGTCTGAGCAGGGAGTTCAGAAGTTTAATACCATTAAACTACATTGGTCACTTCATCCAGAATACGACCAAGCTTGGAGAGATGAGCAAGATGAGCTATTAGGCCCAAGAATGGCCGCACAAGAATGTGATTGTGACTTTATATCATCAGGAAACTCGGTAGTTGACATGAACATATTAGAGTGGTACAAAGATCGGCTAGTTAAAGAACCAATTTCCAAAGAGTATGTTGATCAAGGTTACTGGAAATGGGCCGCTCCTAGTTACATAAAAGATTACATTGTGTCGGCAGACGTTGCACGTGGTGACGGTGAGGATTATTCAACGTTTCATGTGTTGGACGTAGAAACTATGGAACAGGTGGCCGAATATAAGGGTAAACTGGACACCGATCAATTTGGTAATTTCTTAGTGCAGGTAGCAACCGAATGGAACGATGCTCTTCTTATTATAGAAAATTCATCGATTGGGTGGGCCGTTATACAACAGGTTATAAACAGAGGATACAAAAATCTATTTTATATGATGGAAGACCTTCGATATGTTGATGCTGACATGAAGGTGAACAATAAATGGAACACCAAAGAAAAACGCAAGGTTGCTGGGTTTACCATGTCAGCACGAACCCGGCCACTTGTAATTTCCAAGATAGACTTGTGTTTTCGAGAAAAGTCCGTAATCATTCACTCAGCACGCACCATCGGAGAGTTGCGAACCTTTATATGGCATAATGGGAGGGCTCAAGCTGCAACGGGTTATAATGACGACTTAACAATGGCACTTGGAATTGGTTTGTGGATATTCGATACAGCGTTGGTACTTCGGAATACTTCGATGGAGTCACAAAAGAAAGCATTATTGGGAATCGGAAAGACAGCTTACCAGTCGGATGGAATTTATATACCGTCTCGTTTTTCAAATCATGTTAAAAGTGATCCGTATTTAGTTCGCGTTGGAAAGGGGATAGACGAAGACCTTCGCTGGTTACTTTAAAATAAACTCACCATATATTTATTTGTATGGACGTTCGTCACTTTATCACAGAGGAAATCGCAGATCAAATTTTAAAAGTTTCAGATCAATCTAACAAGGTCAAACGATCAATAGAAACGTACGAATCTGAAACTGACGAAACTGCTAAGGTTAAGAAGCGGATGTTGGCTGAAAAAGAAAAGCAGAAATTGTATAAACTTCAAGTAGAATTACTAAAAGAAAAAGTCGCAGCGTCCAAATCTCAAATGGCCGAAATGTCGGTTCGCCTTAAAATTCTACAACAGAGAGATAACTAAATGGACCAAGACGTAAGTGTTTTAAAACGGCTGAAAAAGTTATTTTCGACCGATATTATAGTTAGAAATGTTGGTGGAAAAAAGCTAAAAGTAGTTGACACCGAACGAGTTCAATTCGCAACTGATCGAAATTCGCTGCGGGATAGATTCAATCGACTACGCAGTTCGACATACAACGTTCATAATCGTGACATGTCAATGTCATATCAAGCAGCTCGACTAGAGCTGTTTAGAGATTACGACTGTGTAGGTGAGAATACCGTAATTCCTTTACCAGACGGGTCTTTTCCAACTATTAAAGAATTGACTGAGAAGTATAAAGACCTTCCACAAGAACGATTTTTTGTATTTTCCTATGATCACGATTCCGACTCTATAAAATTAGGGAAAGCATACCACCCCCGAAAAAAGGGTGAACGGCATGGATATCAAGTAACGTTTGATGACGGTAGTTCTGTTATAGGTAGTTTAAAGCACCCGTTTATAATGAGAGATGGTGAAAAGAAGAGACTTTTTGAATTAAGAGTTGGTGACTCTGTAATGCCGTTTTATCAAAGAGAATATGGACATAACGAACACGGAGTCAACCCATATAGACAAGTGTATAACCTTGCCAATGGATGGCAACCCGAGCATCATGTGATTGCGGAACAGTTTTGTGGACCGGATATTACAAATAAAGTTATTCGTCACAAAAATTTTAATGGTTCAGACAATTCACCTGACAATTTGATTCCCGTGGAAAAAGGAGATGATAAGTATGACAATCAGTTGAACAAATTGGCGTCAACTGAAAACTACAAAACCCGAGAAATACATAAATTGGGTGAACAGCTAAAAAGTAAAAAGAATCCCTTTTGTGAAAAGTCGCCCACTGACGAGTTAAACGAAACAACTCTAACGCATATAGAAGATGTTACATTTGAAAATGTAAGAGAAAAAGCGTTAGAATTTTACAATGAATACTCTAACATAAATTTAGAAGAGTTTTTGAATCACATAAATTGTGACAGAAGCACAGTAATTAACCGACTAGAAACACGAGATCATAATTGGAAAACGTTTGGTGATACTGTAGAAACCACATTAAACCATAAAATTGTAGACATTAAATTTATCGGAATGACTGACGTTTATGACGTTACGGTTGAGAAATTTGAGAACTTCGCAACAGAGTGTTGTTTTGTTGGAAATACGATGGACATGGACCCTATATTGGCTTCTGCACTAGACATCATTTCCGATGAGTCAACCACAGACAATGAATTTGGTCAATCGTTGTTGATTCGAAGTGAAGACGACAACATAAAATCAATTTTAGAGAACCTATTTTATGAAATCCTGAACATCGACTTTAACTTGTGGTCATGGGTACGAAACATCCTAAAATACGGAGATTTCTTTCTAAAGTTAGATATATCACCAGAATATGGTGTTTTCTCGGTTCAGCCGCTAAGTCCTTACGAAGTTACCCGTATTGAAGGTGTTGACCCAACAAATAAAAACTACGTAAAGTTTCAACACGATGGCCAATACGGAGGACAAGAGTATGAAAACTATGAAATAGCTCACTTTAGATTGTTGTCGGACTCAAACTTTTTACCATATGGACGTTCTCACCTAGAGCCAGCACGTCGTGTTTGGAAGCAGTTGACATTAATGGAAGATGCTATGTTGATAAATCGGATCATGCGGGCACCAGAACGTCGTATTTTTTATATTGACATCGGAAACATTGCCCCGAACGAAGTTGATCCTTACATGGAGAGACTGATCGCACAAATGAAAAAGGTTCCGTATATTGACGACAAAACTGGTGATTATAATTTGAAGTTTAATTTACAGAACATGATAGAAGACTTTTACTTGCCAGTACGCGGTGGTGATAGTGGAACTAAAATAGAAAATCTAGGTGGTTTAGAGTGGACAGGAATTGATGACTTGGAGTATGTTAAAAATAAGATGATGGCGGCTTTGAAAGTGCCAAAGGCGTTTTTGGGATACGATGAAAGTATTGGTGGAAAGTCAACATTGGCGGCGGAAGACGTTAGATTCGCTAGAACGATCCAACGCATACAAAAGATTATTGTGTCTGAACTATATAAACTCGCAGTTATTCATTTGTATGTTCAAGGGTTCACAGACTCATCACTTGTTAATTTTGAGCTTAAATTGACCAACCCGTCAACTATATTTGAACAAGAGAAAGTCGCATTGTGGGGAGATAAAATGTCAGTCGCTAATGACATGGTTGATAGTAAGCTTTTCTCACCTGAATGGGTTTATAGCAAGATTTTCGATCTATCACAAGAACAGATTAACGAAATGCAAACACAGGTAATCAATCACTCTAAGTCTATTTATAGAATAGAAACCATCGAGAGTGACGGAACCGATCCAGCTGAACAAGAAAATCGTATCGAATCTCCAGATGACCAAAATTCAGACGATATTGATGATGCTGATGGTATGGCAGGGTTTGATGGTGGTAATGACTTTGATGGTGGATTGTTTGAAGGTGAAGTTCCAGAAAAAGGTGAAGACAATCGGCCCGACGACGTAAAAAAAGAGCAAGATAAAAAGCAGTCAACTGTAACTACATATGGGTTATCCGACAGAAGATCTGATGCTAATACAAAAGACGCGGACCCTCTAGGAACTAGAGATAGAACTGTTCATAAAAAAACAAGCACACATAAAGACAAGCGGTTTACAGCGGACCGATTGAAAAACTTTACCCGACCTGAAATGGGGTCTATACTAGACGAAATAAACTCGATTAACAAAGCGTTTAACTCAGCCAATCGTGCTCACAAAGGTAAAAAGAAAATAGTTTAGCAATTACTAATCCCGCACATATTTATAATAGACAACAGTTTATAATTAACATACTACGATGAGCAAAATAAAACACAGTAAATTCAAGAACACAGCTATTTTGTTTGAGTTGTTGGTTAGACAAGTTACCGCCGACATTCTAAAAGGGACGGAACACTCCAAAGCAAATAAGATTCTACGCACGTTCTTTAAGGAAGAAACTGAATTAGGAAAAGAACTTAAGCTATACAATTTATTGATGAACGAGATAGCAAAAGACTCTGTTACTGCGGATAGAATAGTAGAAACCATTTTAAAGGCAAGAACTCGAATTAGAGGTGATAAGTTAGGGGCACAAAAATACAACTTAATCAAAGAAATCAAAACCAATTACCCAATTGATGATTTTCTTCGTGGAAAAATCTCTAACTATAAATTAATGGCTTCAATTTATAAGCTGTTTGAAAGCTGTTCCGTAGAAGATTCTGATACGGCTGACCTAATTCAAAATCGGGAGATTATTTGCGAATCGCTGTTACGCTCCGGGCCAAAGGAAAAGTCAACCGAGGAAAAAGATAAATTGATCGAATCGTATGAGAAGCAAACAAATGATCTAAAGGTGCTGTCACACAAACTATTGGTTGACTCGTTCAATAAGAAGTATAGTTCATTCAACACAAAACAGAAAGTACTACTACGAGAGTTCATAAACAATGTTAGTAACACCAATTCATTAAAAGCGTATATTAACGCAGAGATTCCGAATATTCAATCTCAACTACAAGAAATATCACAAAAGTCAAATGACACGGTTATTAAAATCAAGATCACCGAAACTTGTAATCAACTTGGTACTCTACAAAAAGGAAAAGTAACTAAAGATTCTCATATATTATCATTATTGCTATCGTACGAGCTTATCAAAGAAATGAAACTCATCCTAAATGACAAAACGTAAACTGCGACAGTTGATTGAGGATATGGTTCGGCAACACATTATCGATGAGATGTCTTCGACTGGTGGTGCATCGGGTGGTATGGGTCCACCAGAGGTGCCACACGCATTTGCAAAAGACGAAACTGATAGTAATTGGAAGGGTAAAGAGTTTGGTGAAAAATCAATGCCTAGTCCATGTAAGGAAAATGGAACCAAAAACATAAACGAGGTCACTGTTCGAACAGTAGCATCCGTTGCTGCACACATATCGTTTCCAATCTCCAAAGAGATTAAGGACTTTGAACAATCTGTAAAAAATTACGGAAGTAGTGAATTCGAAAAGTTTATTGGCACACTTAAGAATAAACTAAGTGGTCGTGCCGCTAAATTCGTTGCACAAAAGAGTAGTCCGGCCAAAAGTGTAACCCCCAAGGTTTATGTATCACAAATTACGGATATTGTTGGCCACATAGAAAATGGACAGTATTTTGTCGTGTTGGTCTCCAAAGACGAAAAATATTTTGTGTCATCAAGGCTAAAGAAAAATATTTTACTGTATGGAGACGAAGATTCTCCGTCAACCGACAGAGTTCAAAACAAACCGATTCCATCGCAAACAAGCAAAAATACGGTGAAAATCTAAAAATTCTCTATTTATATTCATGCAAAAACAACTTTTGATAGATTGGATTCCGTTTTCCGTAAAACCGGAACTTATTAATGAGTTAAACGAGTCCAGTAATAAAAATAAAGTATTCACGGTAACTGGTGTTTTACAGCGAGCAGATGTAAAAAATCATAATGGGCGAGTGTACTCACACACAGTTCTTGCCAGAGAGGCCGAAAAGTATTTGCGTGAGTTTGTGGAGGACCGAAGAGGTATGGGTGAAATCGATCACCCCGATTCCAGCGTTGTTAGTTTAAAGAATGTATCCCACATCGTAACTGAAATGCACTGGGAAGGAAAAGACTTGATCGGGTCATGTCAAATATTACCAACTCCATCGGGCAACATTCTAAAGGAACTATTGCGGTCTGGTGTAAAGCTTGGAATTTCATCACGTGGGCTTGGTACCGTGAATGAACAGTCCGATGGAACCATTATGGTACAAGAAGATTTTGAATTAATTGCCTTTGACTTTGTAAGTAATCCAAGTACGCATGGTGCATTTATGCAACCAAAGGGTGTGACTATAAATGAACGCAAGTTCCTTGCTGAGGGTGTTGTTCCACCAAACAACGCTTCGAATAAATTCTATTCGGCAGAGGCATTGATTCGTGATATTTTAGGCAATTTATAAGTTGCGTTTGCTTAGAAAGTACTGTTATATGCACACATGACAGAGTTGCAACGTGTTATAACAAATTTATTTTGTGTTAAAGGTAAATTGGTATCAAAGCGATGCACCGCGTCGTGGATTTCTAAATTCTGTCCAGAGCAGTACAATAGCTGGGTACAAACCATACCATTCTCAGTGGCTAATTTTTCGGTTCCTCAGATCATTTGGCATATCTTTTATTCCAAACCTGTTCCGAGTTGTATTTCGTGTGGAGGTAACGTAAAATTCAAATCATTTCAGAATGGATATAATGACACATGCTGCAATAAATGTGCTCAACACAATCCAGCTACTATCGCTAAAATCCAGACGACAAATATAAATCGATACGGAAAACCGTATGGACTTCAAGCAACAGAGATCAAGCGAAAATCAGTAAACAGCTGTGTTCATCGGTATGGAGTACAAAATATTTCTCAGTACGAACCAGTAAAACAGCAAAAACGTCAAACCTGTAATACAAACTTTGGAGTTGATTATTACTTATCAAAACACGATGCGGTATCCGAGGCGTTCTTTAAAAAGCACAAAGTTTACAACGCATCGTTCGTGGAAGAGTTTCTTGATAAGCGAAGAGCAACAAAACGTTCCGACTTTTATGATAGATTATACAACTCAAATCGATTGCAAGGAAACTGTATTCCATTGTTCACAAAGGACGAGTATGTTAAAAATGGTTATTACTTCAATTATAAGTTTAAGTGTGTAACGTGCAACTCGGAATTTGTAGACTGCTTAGAAGACGGTGACATTCCTCGTTGCCCAACCTGCTTTACATCAAAATCACAATTTGAAACTGAGGTTGGGTTGTTCGTTCAATCTATTTATAATCAACAGATTGTTTTTAATGACCGAGCTGTTCTAGGTGGAAAAGAACTAGATATTTTATTGCCTATGGCAAACATAGCAATTGAATGTAATGGGTTATTCTGGCACTCGGAGCACAACGGCAAGTCAAAATATTACCACGCACGAAAATCCGAGGATTGCTTATCCGCTGGAATCCGACTAATCCATATTTTTGAAGATGAGTGGATGCTACAAAAAAACATTGTACAGTCATTTCTATCGAGCCTATTGATCAGCCAGCCAGTAATAATGGCACGTAAAACAGTTGCCAAGGAAATCTCAAGTCGAGAAGCAATCACATTTCTAAATAATCACCACTTTCAAGGTGCCGACAACTCTTCTATAAAAGTTGGGTTATTTGTTGATGATAAACTACTCTCGGTTCTTACGGTTGGTAAGGATCGCTTTTCTAGGTCGAAATCAAGCGAAATATACAGGTTTTGTTCGATAGTTGGGGTAACAGGTGGGTTATCTAAAATGTTGAAATTTATTCATCGAAATCATAGTATATCAAGCTTTGTCACGTATTGCGATCTTTCTAAGTTCGACGGCCAAGTTTATTTGAAAAATGGATTTTCATTGATAAAAAAATGTGAACCAAGTTATCAATACTTTTCACGAAAAAGGTATTTTCGTCAACACCGATTTAATTTCAGGAAGTCACAACTTCACAAAAAACTCGAACACTTTGATCCATTGTTATCGGGTCACGCTAACATCACAAATCATGACTATTTCAGGATTTGGGATTGTGGGAATTTGAAGTTCGAGCGGACGTTTAATGACTAACTTTCACACTTATATTAAAAAAAATGAGCACCGTTTCCGATGCCCATGATATAAGTCATATGATTTTTGAATTTATCGTTTAGAAACGATTCTCCGACGAACAAACAACAATCCTAACAAGGACGCTACTGCCATTGCTCCAATTACAGATGGTTCTGGTACAGGAGTAATGTCTCCACTTGCGTAGAAATATCCGTCGTCACCGTCATTATCAAATCCACGATCTCTATCGTTGATCCCGAAGATGAATTGCGAACCAAATGAATCCACGTTACCGTCAACGTCCAATGTTACCAATTGAAACATATTAAATCGCAGTGGGTTCGATTGAACTGCTGTGGAAGAACGGTTTTGGTTTGTATGTGCAAATTCAACAAACACTGGTGAGCCAGTGTTAGTCAAACCAATAGTATTTCCGGGAGCACTTGGAGCTACTACAATATCACTATACGTAAACAAACTGGTTGTTTGACTTGGTGCTGTGGTATCACTTGGAGAATACACATTCACCAGTAGCTCGTTGACGTCATGATTTTCATTCCCAATAAAACCGACGTCAATACCAGTTGCCATCCTAAAGTATTGTACATTGGTAGCAATCATCATAAACGATAAATCTGCTGCGTTTTCGGAAAACGCCCCAACAACCCAGCTACCAGCACCGGAAAAATTGAGGCCAGTGGAAGCATCGAACTTCCAGTGTAGTTTTGTGAATGGTGTTGGATTGGCTTCATTTGGCCCCACGTAAAGAGCGGGTGCATCACTAGCCATAGAACCCACAAGACTATTGAAGGTAGGATTTGGATTTGGAGTATTGACCGTGATTAGCTGGCCAAAACCACAAACGGATGCTGCGGAAATCAGCAGTGTCGCTATAATTTTTTTTGTTTTCATAATTGTATTTTTACTTGATGTTAGACTATAGAATTTTGTTATTAATACATATACCGAAGTGAAGGTATAAGTCAAGATAAATATATATTTTTGTGATTTTTAATTGAAAGCTATATTTATATGTATGTCGGTAGATTACACTCAACCATTTGACCAAAATAGAATACGGTGGCAAGGAAGCGGTTCTATTCCAACGGGAAAAACCCCGTTTGGAATTTATGACGCAGACACTCTATTCATAGACGAGGCACCCAAAGCGGCATCGTGGGCAGCAACTAGGTTAGGTTATCCAATCGTTGACATAGAACTTAGAGAAGAAAACTTTTATGCGTGCTTTGAGGAATCCGTAAACGAGTATTCCAAGCAAGTAAATGAGTTTAATATTCGGGAAAATATGCTGTTACTTGCAGGTACCGATGCAGAACAAGACGTAACTCAGCGGTATGTTAATGCTACTCCATTGGATTACTTTATTGCAATGGCAAAGGATTACGGCTCGGAGGCAGGTGCAGGTGGAAAGTTGGACTGGAAACGTGGACATATTGAGATACAGGTAAATCAATCATTATATGACCTAGACGAGCTGTGGGGAAAGTGTAAAGAAAATGGTGCGGACATGGAGATAAAACGAATATTTCATTTTAGACCACCTGCATCAGCCCGTATATACGACCCTTTCTCTATGACGGGTATGAGTTATTCCAACGTACTACAAGAGATGGGGTTTGCTGGATACTCACCAGCCACACAGTTTTTAATGACTCCCATATTTGAAGACTTGTTGCGGATGCAAGCAATTGAGTTTAATGATACAGTGCGGAAAAGTCAATATTCGTTTGAATTGGTTAATAATAAGCTTCGGTTGTTTCCCATTCCCGTAGAAGGTGACACGGTATGGTTTGAATATATACTGCCAGCAGACCGCCGCAATATTATCACGGAATTTAAGGACAGGGACGGAAATCCTATTCGTGAGGTCGGCGACGCTTCAAATGCACCTTATAATTTTCTGAGATATTCACACATCAACCAACCCGGACGACAATGGATCTGGAAATACTTCTTAGCATGTACAAAAGAAATGTTAGGTGGAATTCGACAAAAATATCAAAGTATTCCTATTCCCGGAGCTGAGGTCACTTTGGACGGCGGAGAACTGCGGTCAGAAGGTCAACAAGAAAAGTCTGAGTTGATTGAAACACTACGAGAAACATTAGAACGTAGTGGGCGGAAAGCTCAGATGGAAGCGAAAGCAGAGGAAACTAATAATTTACAAACAACGTTACGGGGAGTTCCCTTAAAAATTTACGTATACTAACCATGAAAAAATCAGATCTAAAACGCATAATCAAAACGGCTATTCGAGAAGCCATCATACTAAAAAAACATGGCAACGATATCCTTGCTGTGTCTGACTTGGGCGATGAAAAAGAGCGGTCACGCGAAACATTTAAACACAAAAACGCGTTAAAGAGCCATGGATTTAGATGGGATGGGTCAATTGGCTCGTGGAAGATTAACGCGTCGCAATTTGATCAAGCGAATACGGGAGCCAAAGCAGCAAATCCAGCATACAAAATTATTGACGCAGTGGAAAACTTGCCTGAAATGATAAGTTCCGAAATACAAGTTCCAAAAGGTGAGGGATTATCCAAAAAGATCGAGTCGTACATTTCCAACTTGATAGAAGACATTGATAACCTTAAAAACTCCGAAGAGTTTATGAACTTTCTGGCGTTCAACGCCAAGTTTCATAATTATAGCTTAAACAATACGCTGCTTATTTACATTCAAAAGAGAAATGCATCTCGCGTTGCTGGATACAACAAGTGGAAGTCACTACATAGAACAATCAAAGCCGGAGATAACACTCCAATCTGGATTTATGCACCCATGACGGCAAAAGTCCGAGAAAAAGACCTTGATGACGAAATAAAAGACAAACGGGTAACGTTCTTTCGATTGGTAAAGGTATATGACGTGTCTGACACGATTCCATTAGACGAGCGTGGTGAGCTTCCAAAGGCAATGGATTGGAAGGGTGATTCTTCACCAAACGAAGTTGCTGCTAAATTATCTAGGTATGCACTAGACCTTGCGGATACCATGGGAATTGAAATAACCAACGACCCGACACGTCGTGGAGAAGGTGGATATTCTGCGGGTGGTAGAATAAACATTTCATCTGGGTCCGATGGTATTTTTAAGGCGAGAACATTGATTCATGAAATAGCACACGAGCTACTTCATCAAAAAGAAAATTCGTTGTTCGCGATTGAAGAGCCCGACACCGCAGTTCGTGAATTACAGGCAGACTCCGTGGCGTATATTATACTAAAACATTACGATTTACCTGTAACTAGTACAGTAAATTATCTCGCAGGGTGGAAGGCAAACAAAGACAAGATCATGAAAAATCTATCGATCTTGAAAAAGACTGCTGATTTTATTATCACAGAACTTGATAAAATAGGGAACAGAGAAAACAGAAAATCCAATGGGTAGTTTTGGGCGATACTTTTCCAAGCGAGATTTCAACCTTGTTCATTCATTCAATAGCGAGCTATTTAGTGATTTGATTCAATCGTTGTGTGTGATATATAAACTTGCACCAACTGAAACCTCGTTAAATATATATGGAGAAGCGTCGTCTCAACGTGGAAAAGTGTACTATACTGGACGAACCATTGAATGTTTAGTTGAGTTTTCGGACTCGACCACAAACTACGATGATTTTGGACCAGACAAACGAAAAACTGTGAACTTTAGGTTTGTTGAACGATTTATGCAACAACTTAACATATACCCTGAAACTGGTGATATCATTCAATGGGATAACCAGTATTTCGAGGTAACGAATAATGTGCAAGAGCAGTATGTTGGTGGCCAGCAAGATAAACAAATGGCGATCATATGTGAAACATTCTTGGTTCGGCTATCAAATCTAAATATTGTGGACGTTGGAATATGAGTTGGCAACCAAATCAAGATTTAAAGGGGGTTGATGTAGTTCCATCACAAACGGCGGAATCATCATCACCACCTAATTCAGAGAACCTGAACGATAAATCGGCGTCTAAACGTAGAAACGTTAATCGATCTAACAATGTACGGCGTGACACAGATACTGTAAAGGACTTCACAGTTACGTTTGAGGACATTGATAACACGATACTAACTCACCTGATAGAACTCAAATTATCGGTTTTAAATGAGGGACATCAACGGGACGTTCCTGTGTACTATGCAAATCCAGAACGCTGGAAATCTATTTTAAACGATGGGTTTATGCGTGACCACAAAGGGCAAATTCAACTTCCAGCAGTTGTTATTAAGCGGGGGTCGGCAGCTCGAAACGACGCCCTAAAGATATTTAATCGATATGGTGAGCACTTGTCCATGCCATTTATTCGTAAGTACAGTGATAAGAATGCATATGACAACTTTAGTGTCGTACATAACTCACACAAACCAGTTCACGAAATCCACAACGTTAACTTACCAGACCATTATATAATTTCATATCAGGGGATCGCGTGGACAGATAAGGTTGAGCAAAACAATGCGATAATTGAACGTATATCATACGCATCCGAAGATTATTGGGGACACAACGACGGTTATAAGTTTAGGGTAACTATTTCAGACTTTGATTTACAGACCGAAGTTTCCGATAGTGAAAACCGAATGGTGAAAACTACATTTACGATGCAAGTATATGCATATCTGTTACCAGAATACCACAAAAATTGGAAAAAAACTACACAAAAGTCGTTTACACCACGAAAAATTGTTTGGACGTCAGAGGTTAATTTGGGTGCAACTAAATTTGATGAAAGTTATAAGTTTCCACGTTAAAAGTTGAGTATAAAAAAATTTTATAGTTATTAATATCATATATATAGTAAACGACGAAATATATGACAAACGAAATAAAATTTACAGAGGAAGAGTTAAAGTCAATCGCGGACTTACAGCACCAATACGAGAAATCAATTTTCACATTGGGTGAATTGCAAATCAGGCGGTATATGGTAGACGATGAAATCGATAGTATCAAAAAAGACGAGCATACAACAAAAGCTCAATACCTAGAATTACAAAAAACCGAAGAGTCGCTGTTACAATCATTATCAGACAAGTACGGAGATGGAGTATTAAACGCAAAAACTGGAACGTTCACACCATCAAAAAAGCAATAGTTGGTAGTTCCGATTACGGGCAGTTATATAAAAAGTGAGTTTTCCAACTTTATGTGTATATTTATAGACACACAATTAACATTAGGATAAAAAATTATGGCAATTCAAGAAGGTGGGCGTTGGAGCCCACAAGAAAAAATCGTTAGCCCCGGTGTATTTACACGAGAAAATGACCTCTCGTTTTTACCACAGGGAATTTCAAACATCGGTGGTGCTGTTGTTGCACCGTTTCCTAAAGGACCAGCATTTTCTCCCACACTAATCGAAAGTATTGGTGATCTGGAAACTTTGTTTGGGGTTGCAGACGGTAAATATTATGGCCCATATTCTGCAAAAGAGTATATACGAAGTCAGGGACGAGTTACCGTGATTCGCGTTGGAGGATTGGGTGGGTATGTTCAGAAAAACCCATTAATTTTATACGCAACTGAAACGATTACTGCTACACGTTCCTTGGCAACCAGCAGCCTTACTGGTGCTAAATTAACGTCGTGCACCGTAGAGGAAGTTTCTGGTGATTACACGTTTGTTGGCTCGTTGCAAGGAAAATGGGTTGACGGAGTAAATGAAGACAGAACTGAGGTAGTTGGTCGTATCACATTTACTGTGCCTGCGATAAGTGCGTCATTGAACGCTGGACGGTTTGCAACAGGCACAACCAACGGAACAGTTGCGATCACGGACTTTATTCTTCCGTCAAGCGGTGTTGTATCAACTGAAAAGCTTAGTGTTACACGGTCTAGCTCTGGTGTGTATACACTAACGGGTATTGGTGTAGAAACATTAAAAGTATCTGGACCATACGGCAGCCTAAACTTTGCAGCTGCGACACCGAAACCTGACGGTGAAAAGCGTGTGCTTGCTGTGTTAGCAAATACCGCATACGACGTGGGTGAAAATTGGGAAGGATTTAGTGGTTCTGTATTGTCAACTGTTACAACATTTACTGATAAATTCGACGTATCATTAAAGTCAAATGGTTCCCCAATTGGAACGTATTCATTCTCGATTGATCCAACTAACAAAGCGTTTATTACAAACGTATTCGGCACAACTCCAACCGCCGGGCAACTACCAGTTGCAACGGGAGTTAGACCTGACGTAGCGTATGTATATAGATACTTCGAGAATGCAATGTCCGAGGTTTGGAACGAAATGTCAAATAATGGTAAATGGAAAATTTCGTTAGAAAGCACCGACACGGGTGACCTTTCAATGGAATTTGATGATGGTGTTCCCGGAGGTGGCGGCGGCGATAACGACGCAGCTTGGAGTTCGTATGATATTAGCTCTGCACACACCCCATGGGTAACGTCACAGCGAACTGCACCTTGGTCAGGAACCAGTGGCACAGCAGTTTCACAATCATTCGAGTTATTTAAGTTTCATACGATTAGTCATGGCACAAACATGAACACTTCGTATAAAGTTGAAATCTCAAATGTTAAAAATGCAGAAGCAATCGCAGGATCAGAATATCCAGAATTCGACGTCTCTATTCGTGCATATAATGACACAGATCACAAACCTGTTATTTTGGAATTTTATCCAAAATGTAACTTAAACCCAAACTCGGTCAACTTTGTTGCTAGAAAAGTTGGGGATGCCCACCGTAGAATCAATTTCAATGGAAAGGTTATTGAGTTTGGAGAGTTTGGAAATCAAAGTCGGTACGTTCGAGTTGAAATGACAGAATCTCCATATCCACAAGGTGCGATGCCATATGGATTTAAAGCGTTTACCACGCCAATTGGTGGAGATTACGCGGAATACATTCCATCTATTCGGTATGGAACTGCGTCAAAGTACAGTCGAAATTTGGGAAGATATCCATCGGGTGTGGTATTCAATGCCGCACCAGTGGGTGCAGATGACGAATTATCTGGACTGTATCCAGAAAACGCCGAACGGGACAACAAGCAATACAACGCTGCCATCCCCATGAACTCAAGTATCGGAGCCAACGCTGACTTTGACCTAGAGTCTGATGTAGGTGTACAATCTGGATACGACGCCATTAACGAATCTGATAACGCAAGACAGAGAAAATTCATTTTTGGATTCCAAGGTGGATTTGATGGTCAATCACCAGCACGACCTGTGCTAACGGGTGATGAAATTACACCAAGTAATCAGCAAGGATTGAATTGTTTGGATATAACATCGTCTGGTTCGGTTGGATATAAAAATTCTGTGGCAGCTTTGTCTAACGCAGATGAAATTGATATTAACTTGATCTGGACCCCCGGAATCATCTATAACTATCACCCATACGTCGTAAAGACCGTGGTTGATATGTGTGAATCCCGAGGCGACTGTTTCTATATATTCGACACATTCCAAAATCAAGTCGCTGGTGGACGCTCTGTTCAAAACGTAGTTAATAAGGCTGCGGAGTTTGATACAAGCTATGCCGGAACATATTACCCTTGGGTTAGAATCGTTGACACAAACACGAATCGTGTTATTAAAGTACCACCGTCGGTAGTTATGCCGTCAGTGTACGCTCAGTCAGATAGATCATCCGCTGAATGGTTTGCTCCAGCAGGACTAAACCGTGGTGGAATCGAAATCGCAAAAAGTGTGGTGGACAAGCTTACCCACACAGAACGTGATATTCTATATGAGGGACGTGTTAATCCGATTGTTTCGTTTCCCGGCCAAGGCGTTTCCGTTTGGGGCCAAAAAACATTGCAGGTACAGCCAAGTGCATTAGACCGAATAAACGTTCGTCGTTTGCTTATTGCAGTTAAGAAGTACATTGCTTCGACGTCCAAGTTCTTGGTGTTTGAAGGTTCGACTGCTGTAACACGAAATCGATTCCTAAGCGTTGTTAATCCATACTTAGAATCAATTCAACAGCGGAATGGCTTGTATGCGTTTCGCGTCGTAATGGATTCAAGTAACAACGGACCAAGTGAGATTGATAGAAACATTCTATATGGTCAGATTAGCTTGCAGCCAACAAAGACATCGGAGTTAATTTTACTTGACTTTAATGTGCTACCAACAGGTGCAACGTTTGACGGTGTTTAATAAACAAGGCTAGTTTTCTTAATTCAGAGGGTTCTTCGGAACCCTCTTTTTTTTTTGCGTTAGCGGTTGACTTTTCCGGTATTTTGCATATGTAGTAGTTATAGTTACATGAATATACATTCTACCAAAGTTCAACAGCCGCTTCTACAGTTCATCGAACGCAACAAAGAGAACTTTTCTATTCAACTTAAACGAAAATATCCGCGGTTGTATAGTAAAATAGAACACTTGGATGTAAATAAGAAGGTCGTTGAGAATCTATTCAATCTGATATATGGTTGTGATGCTGAACCGTGTATAATGTGTGGCTCACCGTGTGCGTTTGATGGATTCGTTAAAGGGTACAGAAAAACCTGTTCAGCTGTATGCAACGGTAAAGCACGAAAGCAGATTACACGTGAACAGCGGGTGTGTGTTGTATGTAAAAAAGAGTTTGATGTATTGCGGAATAGACAAAAGCAATGCTGTTCACAAAAGTGTTTGTGTAGTCTTATGCAATCCGACAAAGTTAAGCAAAAGCGGTTGGAATCCAATAAAAGATACAACCTACAAAAATTTGGGGTTGAATTTTATAGTCAAACGAACGAATTTTCAGACAAATTAAAGGCAACCAAGCAGCAGCGATATGGTGACGAAAACTACGTGAATGTTAGTAAAGCCAAAGAAACCAAGTTAAAGCGATACGGTAATGAAGGGTATGTTAATATAGACCAACATAAACAAACATGTTTGATGAGATATGGAGTGGACAACTTCTCTAAAACACAAAACTTCAAGCAAATCAACTATACCAAAGTTGCAGATAGGCTCGACCTTAATTCGTTAATCACACCGCTGTTTGATTTTAGAACATATCATGGATCAAACTCTCACTACAACTTTCAATGCAACCGCTGCCAAACGATATTTAAATATTCGGTTGCCAACGGAAAATTCCCAATTTGTCCTGTATGTGACAAAACCACGCACACGTTTGAGGTGGAGTTGGAAGAGTTTATAAAGTCGTTTTATTCGTTTCCATATGTTACCAACGATAGATCCATCATCGGCCCCAAGGAACTAGATTTCGTGTTTCCTCATCACAAGGTTGCGGTTGAATTTAACGGGGTTTATTGGCACTCCGAATATTCGGGAAATAAAAGTAAACGTTACCACATAAACAAAACAAACGCATGTTTGGAAAAGAATATAACGTTAATTCACATCTTCGAAGATGAATGGATTTTAAAGAAGGATATTGTTAAATCAAAGCTCAAACACATTCTCTCACACGGCAACGAAAAGGTATATGCTAGAAACTGTTTGGTAAAGCTAGTCTCACCAAAGGACAAAAATATATTTCTCAATCAAAACCATATTCAGGGAGAAGATAAAAGCTTGGTCAAACTTGGATTGTATCATAATGATGTTTTGATTTCAGTTATGACATTTGGAAAGCAGCGGCTTGCACTGGGTAATAAAACGAAGTCTTCTAATACGTTTGAGCTAATTAGATTCGCGTCGTCCATACGAACTGTTGGTGGTGCGTCAAAGTTGTTGGCCCACTTCATTAAAGCATATGACCCACATAAAATAGTAACCTATGCTGACAAACGGTATAGTACCGGAAATCTATATGAAAAAATTGGATTCACAATTGACTCGATAACACCACCGAATTATTGGTACTTTTTTGTAAATAGTAAAGTTAATAAACGATGGCACCGTTTCAAATTTAGAAAATCTGAACTTCCAAAACTACTTGATAATTTTGATCCAGTTCAAACTGAATGGCAAAACATGAAAAATAATGGGTATGACCGAATTTGGGACTGTGGGCATATAAAATATGTTTGGGATCGTGGTTCCACCGCGTCATAAAATATCACGCTTCTCATATTTATAACCATGAGCAATACCGACCTAAAACAACTTGACGTGTATATTAATGATTATATCGATAATCATCTTCCACAAAATGTATCAGTGAGTGAATATTTATCCAAGCTCACAAACGACAAGAGTTTCGTTAGTAACTTCGAAACAAGCTACAATGAGGAACTTAAAGATGAAGGACGTCGGTTTATCACGTACATCAAGTTGGCAAATAAATATGAACAATTGGCTATACTTACATTTGTTGGTGCTGTATTTCTCGCAGGAGCCATTATATTTTAAGCACACTCATGAAGATTAAGAATTTACTCAGACCAACAAAGATTATATCTGAAATTGCAACCAATTCTCACGATTCCATAGCACAGCTATTATCTGATGAGTTTTCAACGTTGGAACATCAGTTAGAAAAGTTTGCCCCGAGCAGCTTTGGGAAGAATACGGGTGATGTTGTTGATTATACAGAATCACAGCGACGGGATATCCTTGTAATCACCCCAGAATATACTTTTGCGTTTGATACAATACCCGATATAAATACCAAACAGTTTAAAGAGCGACTTTTCCAATTGTTAGGAACGAATTGGAGAATTGAGGTAGATGTGTCATTACAAGCGGATGAGTCTGAGGATGATCAATACACGGCGATTGTCGTTACCGTTGGGTCCAAAACAATTCCCATTACCAAACGACAAGTATTTTATCGGTTTATGGTTTCATTGGCACAAAAAGTGAATGATATTGCCAATAAGCTATCAAATAAAAGATTAAATGAAGTAGGTAAGTCTGCAAACAATGACCCTACAAAACAAGAAATGTTAAATGTTTTAGCAGACACAATGAATACTAATGACGGCTTTAATGATGACGCCGAAGAAGCCATGTTTTGGTTTTCTTACAACTATAACGGTGGACAAAGTAGTAATTTGTACAAAGTACTGTCATCTTCATCATTTAAACCCGGACGGTTTCAGAGTAAGCCCGACGAGCATTCCATAGTATTGGATATGTATAATGAGTTAGTATCTCAGTTTGGAACAAAGATCAACGAAATTTTAAACAAGTATGAAGCGATTCCATTAACTGAAAAAACGCTTCGGTATGCGAACGTGCCAGTAACTACTTCTAAAGTAGTAAGCCAAACCCCCCAACTAAAAGAATCCAAATCAATGAAATCAAATAAATACTTATTAAACGAACGTATGTTGGGAATGGCGGGAATCCGAACAATTCCGTCTATCGGATTAATGTCCAATGCACCAACACAGCATATTGCTGAAAATGAATCATCACCTGTTGTTGGTTGGGTCGCATTTTTTAAGGGACAAAAACTAGAAATTCCAAAAACCGACGAAATAAATGGAATTTGGCCAGCAAAAAAGTACGCGATTCAAAAACTAAAAGTTCCTAAGAATAAGGAAAGTTTAGTTGCAATCGAACCAGCGTACGAAGATACCATACAAGAAGACCACTTTACGGCAGAAAGCTTTCCGACAGATGAAGCAAACAAAAACGGTGATCTAACGTCACAATACATGGCCGAATTGAACGGCCCCGTTCCAGTATCAAAGCAAGGAATTGACGGCTTTCAGTTTGAGGTATACTTTCAAAGCGGCCAAATCGACGATATAGAAGTTGTTACGGGCGATTTTATTCCAAACGTGTCTATGACCCGTCAGTTGATTGATCAAGGTAACACGTTAGCAGATGCAATTTTATCGTCAAAGGGAAAAATGTCGGTTAATTTGCAAGAAAGAATTGGAAACCAACATTCAAAGCAGTTGATTTCCGAGCGAGCCATGGGAATGTTGGGATTGGTTACTCTAAAACCTATCGGTGGGGTTATGTCGAGCATTCCATTGACGGGAGCAAAAAAGCGAATACATGAAATTGCCTCCGATTTAAGTAGACAGGAACTATACAAGTTTCTTCCGATGCTACATTCATCCGTTTTATTGCAATTGTCTGAGAATATTTTAGAATCCGCATCTGGAAAAGAGTGGACCACTATCGTGGAGGAATTGACAGACTCGTATTTATCGAACGCTGTGAACAAACAAGCAATCAATAAAACATTGCACCAATACGGAATAATTTAATGCCGATCTTCAATCCAGAGCAGTCTACTCCCGAGAAAGACAATTATTTTATTCAACAAAAAGATATTGGTGGTATGGGGTTGTCCAAAATTTCGGTTATGGACGACACGAACCTGTACAATATAACAATACAAAACGGCGAAGTAATTGAAGTGTCAACCCCCGATGGAACCAACACATTTGATGTTTCACATATAAACTCGCAATTAAACGCCGGAGCTACGTTGGGAAGCTCTATAGTAGGAGAAAAAACGTCTGTTGCAGAAAGTAAATTGCAACGATTTATCAAACAAAGTATTCGAACTCATCTATTGAAGTAGGCGTGGTGCGTTATAGATAAAAGTTAATGATCGAATAACCCAACGTTGTAAATTGAATTAAAATAAAAAAATCTTTATATTTATACACATGAGCAGAAAAGTATTTATAATGCAACGAAACGTGGACGATACAGCATGGGAAACCAAGACTATATCTGGAACAAACACGCCTCTAATCCTAGACAATTCAGGTGGACTTGCAACCGGATCGTCTTCCCCTGTAAGCAGACCATATGCGAGTTTTGCGGCGGTTTCTTCTGCCCCCGGCCACTATGACGCAACCCTTGACTTGGCCGACGGTCCAGATATTTATACATCCGATAACAGACTTACAGGTGAACAAACCGCACACACAGTTAATATAACGCTCACGAATACTGAAAACATCACTAGGTTTAACTGGTGGGTATCTCATAACGTAAGCGAAGGCGACTCTGGACCTTTGACTGTTCAGGGTTACCTCAACTCGTTTGTCGGAGCGGATGATGGCATATTTGTAACCATCCCATCAACAAAATCAGCACTTTTGCAATTCGCCAAGTTTCCGGGTTCAACGAAATTTGCGTTATTGTCGGAGCCGATAATTTATAATGCAATAATAGGACCAGAACTTGTTATATAATAATTCACGAATTGCAGCTTTTCCAACAAAACCCCCATTCTTATGGGGGTTTTTCTGTTATTAGACGGCAAGCCCACCACCTTGCTTTTCTCAATAGCAAGCTAACTGGCTTGCTATAGCGACTACTCCAACAAAAACTATAAACCTTCCAACCACAGAAATATAAATTTGAAGCATATTTATGAGTAAGACATATTTAACTTTATGAACAACAGCTATTTCAAATCACTCATTAAAGAAATTTCAACCCACGCGTCAAAAGGCAGAATGATATTTGAAGCGGACGACGATCAAACAGACGACCCATTATCAACAACTGACAGTGACCAAGCTGACACTGATCCAATGGCTGGTGGTGATCCGTTAGCGGGTGGAGATGCCGCAACTGGCGGCTTTGGTGGTATGGATGACATGGGCGGTGATATGGACGGGTTGGGTGACGAGCCAGAAGATGCTGTAGACGCGGCTGAAACGGAAAAGGTGGAAGCTGAAACCGAAAAAGCAAAAGCAGAGGCAGATGTGGCAAAGGCAGAAGCAGACGCAGCTAAGGCAGAAGCAGAAAAAGAAAAAAGTGCTGCTGAACGTGAAAAGGCAGAAGCACAGGCCGATGAATTTAATGGAATTGACGTTTTCTCTCGGCCCGGCGTTTCATTTTTGGTGGGACAGCTATTGGATGACTATTCAAAGGAAAACAAAGTTGATCAACTGGCACAGCAATTTGTTTCAAAGTTACGGTTAGACGATGAGGGATTCCAAAAATTTAAATCACAGAGCGGACCATTGCTAAAGCTTAAAGGGTTTCAGCAGCTTCTTAATCGAATGGAGTCGATGCTACACACAACAGCAGATGATGACATTGAAGCTGCTGTAGAAAAATAACTAACAACTTACTAATATGAAATTACGAAACATAATTGAAGCGTTCGAAAAAGACCGCCCCACGCTAAGTACTGACGAAAAGAAAGAAATATTACAAATGATTTCTGAGTACAATGGATTGGGAAAGTCGCTTCAACGACAAGGTTCACTTCCAGACGTAGCCAAAAAATTAGCAAAGATTTCAGAAGCAGCCCGAAAACTTACTATGGCTGAACAGGGTGATTGGTTTGATAGTCAAACTATCAAAAAGAATATGATAGCGTTACAAAAGGCATCGGAGGAATTTATTCGCTCTGCACAAGAAGCACATATTCACGAACAGCGAATGGTTGCTTTGTACGAAGACGTGGGGCATGTATTGGGGCGTTATTTTAACATAAAAGATCCAATTGAAGATATAAAAAATATCGGTGACATCAGCTAAGGTTGAGTTCGTATTTAAAGTGACCACAGTCCCATATTCTATCATATCCATTCAGTTGCATATTTTGCCAACCAGTTAATTCATCATTAAACAATGGTAATTTCGTGTGTTGTACCGATTTTCTAAAGCTCAAACGATGAATTCGTCGTAGATACTGCTTTCTATGTATATAATAAAAGCTCGGCGGAGTCTCCGCAATCCGAGTAAAATCTAGCGATTCGTACAATCCACCAAGACTGTATCGTCTATTTGCGTATGTCACTATACGTGCAGGGTTATATTGACGAATAAAAAACTTCAACAATTTTCCAGCAACTCCAATAGTTGCAACACTAGAACAGAACCTAGTAAGTTCTATCTTATCCAGTTGAGAGAAACGGCTTTGTGAAAACGTCATAACTGCTATTAACTCGTCATTAAAAAATGCCCCAAGATTATACTGTGAAGTTACATCTCCTTGTAGATGATGGCTATCTAAAAAGATCGATTTTTGTTTAAATGAAACTTCTTTAACTTCACACTTTCTACCGAATATTCGGTTCTGCTTGATGAGTTTGCTTTGCAACATAGATTTCACTATGTCTTGTTTGAGCAACCACTCATCCTCAAAGATATGAATCAACTGTATATTTTGCTCTTCACAACGTAGGGTTTTAGACAAATGGTACGTTTTATTCTTTTTCCCACCAAGCTCAGAGTGAAAGTAATTTCCGTTTAATTCAATCGCGACATTCAGCGAGGGAATGAAAAAATCCAACTCAAAGTTATTATTTAACATTCGCCGATTGTTCCGTTGTATTTCTATGTTCGGTAGCAACTGCCTCAAGAAATCGAATAGTTCGTTTTCTGTTTTAGAGCGTATGGTTGGCTGTGGATTACACGTTGGACATAGTGGGATATTTCCATCATCTAGGCTATCAGAGAATTCAATCTGACAATGGTTACATTTAAACCTATAGACCTCGCCAACGCCATTACATTCGTGTAACGAGAATAACGGTATGATATGCTTACCTAAGCGACCAGAGGATAAATCACTATACAACGCAGTGAACTTTGCCTTTTTGTTCAACTGCTTCGATAACAATGTTTTACCGAACTGTGGATTGCCATACCGCTGATTTGTTGCTGCTTCAATTTTTTGTCGCGTTGTATTTGACGCGAACCCGATTCCACCATGTCTTTTATGTTGAGTTTCTTTGCTTTGTAACTTTATTGATGGGGCACTCATCGGATTCTCCACACCATATCGAGATAAATTAGTTTGTGCGACAGCTTGTTTAAATTGCGTTGATTGTGAGGCATACTTAGTTCCAAACTTCCGTAAGCAAGACTTTTGAGATTTTTCCTGAAATGGTTTGTATTGGAATGGATTTTCGACGTTGTACGTCATCAAATTCGTTTGTTTCACCTTTTCTTGAATCTCCGTTCGCTGTAACGGATTTTCTACTCCATATCGAGTTATATTTGTTTGCTTGATCTTGTTTTGTATAGCCTCACATTTTGTAGGGTTATCAACTCCATATTTAAGTTGAAAAGTTTCTTTCTTCTTCTTGGTAATGCAAGCTTGTGATCTACAACAGTCGTTTTGATTTATGTTATTTCGCTTGCTGCGGTTATAGTTTACCGCAGTTGTTATATACGTGCTGTCACAGTAGTCACATTGAACAATCAATTCTACGTTAGACCATTTGGTAATCGACGCAAACGCTATGTTGGAATGAATTTCAGTTTCTGGTTTTAATATCATACAACCACCAGTTCGTATTTAAGGTGGCCACAGTCCCATATTCTATCATATCCGTTTAGTTGCATATTTTGCCATTCACTAAGTTCTGGATCAAACAGCTCAACCTTTGATGACATGACATGCTTTGCGTATTTAAAGCGATACTCACGTTCACAATATCTCTTATTTAAGAACCAGTAACTAGGACCAGTAGTTTTTGTTTGAGTAAATCCCAGTTGTTTGTACAGATTGCCACAGCTAAACCTACGATCTGCATAGGTTTCTATTTTCTCAACTGAAAAGTTCTTAATAAAATACGCCAGCAATTTTCCCGCACCTCCAACCACCTGACAGTTTGTTGCATATCGTGACAGTTCAAAAACTTGTTTATTCGACATGTTGTGTCGGTTTAGTGGAAGTCGAATGTTGCAGAACGTCATAACAGCTTGTAGCTCGTTCATATGAAATAGTCCGAGTTTAACGGACGATTTGTCGCTTCCTTGAATGTGATTGTTAGCTAGAAAGTCGTTTTTGATGTTTGTTGGAACTTCACGAACTTCACATTTCCGTGCAAAAACTCGGTTAGTAGAACTGCAAAGTAAACTACTCAGCTTTGCTTTCATAATGTCCTTCTTGGTTACCCATTCATCTTCAAATATATGAAACAGTTGAACTCCCTTCTTCTCACAGCTGTTTGTTTTGTTTAAGTGGTAGTTTCTGTCTTTTTTCCCACTCAATTCTGAATGCCAATACAAGCCATTAAACTCGATGGCAATGTTTTTGCCGGGAATGAAAATATCAATTTCGGTTGGACTTATCACTTGATAACTGTTTCTAATTACAGGGTTGCTGTAAATCGATATTATGAAATCATAAATCTCCTGTTCATATTTAGATGACACTGCCGCCGACTGAGTAGGAAAACATCCAAAACAACGAGGAATCCGTCCATTTGCTAGATGGTCGAAAAAGGTAGCTCCACAATCATTACATTTGAATTTGTATTCCGACGACCTTGAGTTATCAAGATATTGTTCTCTGGAAAATAGTGGCGTTATATTAAACGGTAGCCGATTGCCAAAAATTATATCGGAATAAAACGCGGACTTTTGTGAACGCCGCTGTTTAGTTTTGACTGTATCATTTTGTGATGGGCTTATAGTTCCATATCTAACTAAGTTAGTTTGCTTAGTTTTTTCCTTAACCGCTTTAGTTTTTGAGGGAGTAGACTCTCCGTGATTTTGTATGCAAGTATCTAACTTTTTCCGTTGAATGTCGGGCACCTTATTCACGAACTTGTTTCCGTAAATGTTCTCGCAGCTATTTAACATTTTCCGTTTAATGTTTTCGCTTCGCATTGGGTTATCCACTCCATGATTATCTAAGCACGTCTGCGTTTGTTTGTCGCGGATAATTTTGTTTTGTGATGGGCTATTTGCACCGTATCGGTTGTTATTGGTATGTTGTGCTTTTCGCTTTGATAGTTACTAAAAGTTTTACGATCTGTTTCTTTTAGTTTTTTTGGTATGACGGACTATACGCTCGTCACCTACAGCACGACAAAAGAACCCAGTTCTATTATTTTGCTGTAGTCGTTGACCATCACCAATTGATGATAGCCCCAAAGCAATATTCTTGGAAGCATTTATGTCAGCATCAGCTGCAAAACTACAGCTAACGCAGTTAAAATTCTTTCCTTTTCTATTACTTTTCTGAACCCATCCACAATGGCTGCATCGCTGACTTGTA